CGGACAGTCATCTTGCTTTCGCCGATGCTCCACTCGATCTCAGCGAGTTCCCTGATGCTGGTGCGAGCAAGGCTGAGATCGACGCTTGGGCCAAGCGCCGGGAGGCCGCCGAATGACCGTAGCACTGGCATCATCGGTGACACTGGCGGCTGACATCGCGGCGGCTCATGTGCCTGATGAGACCGGCCGCCGCTGGTACGAGGCCGTGATCCGTGAGGCTGTCGAGCTTGGTGAAATCCGTGGCCGCAACCGTGCGCGGGCCATCGTCGAGGCGGCACGTTGGGAACAGCGGCAGGGCGAGGCTCCGGCCATGGCGTTTGAGAGGGCCAGGAGCCGGATACTGACCGCCCTGGCTCAGGCACAGATCGGAGAGCCGTTATGACGCCCTGCGTTTTGGCGGTGAGTACCAGCCCAAGTCGAGCAAATGTAGCACGATGCGTGGCGGCACGGGACGGAGGCCGGCCTCGTAGCGGTACAGGCTGGTCTGCACCGACTGGCCGGTGCCGGACAGGCCGAGGGCACGGCCGAACGCTTCCTGCGTCAGGCCGTGCTCCAGGCGGATACGGCGGAGGTCGGCGCCGGTCATGGCCGCCGGCCTCCATAGGTGGCCCGGCGGCGGCCGATAACATCCGCGACTTCCGGCCGTGGCACGACATAGCCGTGCTCGGCCGGAAGGGGGTGAGCCAACAGGCGCTCTATTTCGTAGGCGTTGTCATTCGTCAGTTCGATCGTGATAGTCCATGTATTTATGCGGTGGCCATATCCGGTGTTTTCCGTCATGTACGAGCCCCTAGGCCCAACGGCGATGATACGGCCGATTCTGAGGGCCTCGCCGTGGGGCACGTCATGGCGCAGGACGCGAATCCGCTTTCCGATAGCATGTCTGCCCAGCGCATGTCGGCTGGTGTCGGCGTAATAGCAGGTCAGGGTGGTCATCGGCGTATCTCCTCTTGTGGGTGCGGCGGAGGCCGGGGCCGGTCACGCGGCGTAATCCTGTCGGGACACGATTGTCAGATCATCGGCGCAGGTGCCGACGATCATCCGGTTGGCATCCCAGGCCCAGATACCGCTAGTATCACTGGGTTCAGTGCCGCCGAATGTCGGCAGGGAGGTCCAGTCGCGCTCGCCGTGGGCGAACGGCAGACCAGCCGCGCGCCACTCTTCGTCGATCGGGGAACGCATCAAGCGGTACAGGGTATCGAGGGTCAGGGTGGTCATCGTCATATCTCCTCTATCGACAATGCCAATATGGCATATACGGCCCCGGTATACAAGAGAAATCGTTTTGAGGATCATGGAAATGACAACCTATGACGACGGCACCTACGCCTTGGCCCAACGGCGCATTGCGCATCTTGAGCGGGAACTGGCGGCAAAGGACCAGGAGATCACCGCAAAGGACCAGGTAATCGACGCGCTCAAAACCGAGCGGGCCATGCTGATGCAGGTGGTGGAGCGGCAGAGCGAGGGCGCGGAGTGATGGCGCCGTTGTTGTGGTACGCCGTCCATACCAAGCCGCGAGCCGAGCGCATGGTAGAGGCGCAGGTGCGTCTGCTTGGCGACGGGTACGAGGCATTCTACCCCCATTGCCTGGTCAAGCGTGTCCGCCATTGGTCGCGGGGTCGTACAGTCGAGGAAATCGTCGAGCGGCCCTATTTCAGCCGGTATATTTTCGCCGGCATCGTGCCGTGGCAGTCGCCGACGCCGCTGTTTTCTATGACCGGCGTTTCGTCCGTGCTCCGCAGTCCATCCCCTGACGGCGTTTACCGTCCCCTGGTCATCCCTGAGGCCGCCATGACCGACCTGATGAGCCGTGCCGACGCCAATGGCGTCATCGGCGAGATTGATACGACCGAGCCGCTACACGACTACCGCGCCGGTGATACGGTTCGGTTCGCGCCAAGCAGCCCGTTTGGTGGTTTAACCTGTCTAATCGTTAAGGTTGACAGGGACGGTTGGCTTCGTGTAGTAATGGCGATGTTCGGGCGTGAGACGGAAACATCCGTGCACCACTCCCAACTCGGCGAGGTGGTGAAAACTCGAGCCACGCCGATGGCGGATGCGTGCCAGACGCCGCGCCGTCGCCAGCCCGCATAGCCGGGCCAAACCCTCTCTCCAAGGCGAACCGTCATGTTTCAGCCCGGCGATTTGATCCGCGTGGTCAACACCGACCACATCCGCTATCCTGACGTTGACGACATGCTCAAAGCAGGCATGCCGCTTCATGCGGCATTCGCCATGTGGTCCAGAATGATGAGCGAGCAGGATCGCCCGCCATCATTCTGGTGGGAACGCATCAAGACCTGGCGGCCATCAACTCCACAGCTGCAATGAGCCGGTCGAGTTTGCGGTTGATTTGCCCTAGTTGGGGCGGAGTAAAAGGTGCATGGCGGTCTTAATGGCCACGCCAGACGAGCTGTGGCAACTCCTGGAGGAGTATGTCGGTGACGAGAGGTTCAGCACTGATAAGATGCTGACTCTCATGCGAGATGACGAGCTGATGGAGCGGCTGGACAAGATGGCGTTGTATCGTCGGGGCAGGCAAGCGCGCCTGGATCGAGCGCTGGCCGAGGTTAGGGTGGTGCGGGAGAAAATCACCAGGGAAAACCGGCAGGAGATCGAAGCGCTGCGCGCGGAACTGGCGAATGAGGCAGAGTGATGGCGGCCAGTCGAAATCAGATGAAAATCAGATGAACAGTAACGGCAACGGTGGCAGGCGTCCCGGTGCAGGGCGGCCCAAGGGGGCCAAAAACCGCGCGACCCTGCAAGCGAAGGCGACGCTTGAGGAGTTGGCGCGGGCACATTCGCCCACGGCGATTGAAACTCTCGTCACCATCTGCAAGGCGGGTGAGAGCGAGTCGGCACGGGTTGCTGCGGCCAATTCGCTGCTGGATCGCGGCTACGGCAGGCCGAGGCAGACCGTGGCGCATGAGGGCGAGGCCAAGATTGCGGTGACGGTGACGGATGCGAGAGAGCAGCTTACACATCTCCTCACTGGCGTCGCTACCGCCGGAGCAGCGGACGGCGATTCTCGCACAACTCACTGACGAGCAGTGTGAGGCGCTGCTGCACGACTGGGCGTTTCTGTCCAGGCCGGAGCAGCGAGCGCCGGACGGCGACTGGCTGGTGTGGATATATCTGGCTGGTCGCGGGGCCGGCAAGACGCGCTCCGGGGCCGAATGGGTTAGACAGCGGGTTAAGGCTGGATCGACCAGGATAGCGCTGATCGCGCCGACTGCGGCCGATGCCCGCGATGTCATGGTGGAGGGCGTCTCTGGCCTGTTGTCGGTGTGCTGGGAGCATGACAAGACGGACGCCGGGCTGCCGATGGGCAGGCCGCTCTACGAGCCCAGCAAGCGGCGGGTGACGTGGAAGCACGGTGCGATTGCCACGCTGTTCTCGGCCGAGGAGCCCGACCGCCTGCGTGGGCCGCAGCATGACACTGCCTGGTGCGATGAACTGGCGGCGTGGGACGATGCCCAGTCGACCTGGGACATGGCGATGTTCGGTCTGCGGCTCGGCCGCGACCCCAGGGCCATGGTGACGACGACGCCGAAACCGCTGCCCATCGTAAGGGAATTGACACGGGATGCCCGCAACGTGGTGACGCGCGGCACCACATGGAGCAATCGAGCGAACCTGGCGCCGAGCTTCTTTGCGCAAATCGTAGCCAAGTACGACGGGACGAGGCTGGGGCGCCAGGAACTACACGCGGAAATCCTTGAGGAAGCCGAGGGGGCGCTGTGGACCCGCGACATGCTGGTCAAGGCCGCGCGCTATCCACAACTCATCCGCACTGTGGTCGGGGTTGACCCGCCGGTGTCGGCCGATGGCGAGTCGGCGCTGTGCGGCATCGTCGTAGCCGGTCTCGGCGTTGATGGGCGAGGCTATGTCCTGGCCGACTACTCAGGGAGGATGCTGCCGGCCCAGTGGGGCAAGAAGGTGGTCGAGGCGTATGACGACTGGCACGCCGACCGCATCGTGGCCGAGGGCAACCAGGGCGGTGAGATGGTCCGCCACACGATCCAGACCGTCAGGCCGGCGGCGCCTGTCACTATCGTGCAAGCCCATCACGGCAAACAGGCCAGGGCCGAGCCGGTCGCGGCGCTCTACGAGCAAGGCAAGGTCGATCATGTCGGGTCATTCCCTGAGCTTGAGGACCAGATGGTCACCTGGGAGCCGCTCAGCGGCCTGCCCAGCCCGGATCGGCTCGACGCCTTGGTGTGGGCCATGACGGAATTGGCGATTGGTGGCGGCCCGCACGTCTACGGGGCGGACGTGCAGGACATGTTGGAGCCGGGCCGGGACATCCCGAGCCGACTGCTGCGCTGCGCCGCAATCGACATCGAGGCCGGCGAAGTGGCCATGGTGTGGGCCGCGATCGACAGGACCAGCGGCGTGATGCATGTCACTGACGCGGTGCTGACCGCGCGATCCGATCTGGCCGTCCACGCCGAGGCCATCCGGATGAGGGGCAAGTGGGTGCCGGTGTTGTTCGAGACCGAGGCCCGGAAGCGCAGCAAGGCCGAGGGCATCGCCATTGCCGAACGGCTGGCAGAGTGTGGCGTCGAGATTTACACCGTGGACATGGACCAGGAGCGGGCCGTGGCGGCGCTGCGTCATCGCATCGTCGGCAACGCGCTCAAGGTGCATGACGACCTGCACCAGTGGATCACGGCGTGGCGCCGCTATCGGCGTAACGAGAAGGGCGAGCTGGTCCAGGCCGGTGACGGGCTGATGAGGGCAACGCAACTCATCGGGCTCTATGGGCCTGGTCTAGCTATCAGCGAGAACCAGGCGGTGTCGGATGCCGAGACGACGCGCGAGTCGCTGGTAGCCGAGGCGCATCGGCATAACTCGACGGGCTATTGAGATTAGGCAGGCGCGGCAACGTCGTCATTGACGATAGGCCACACATCGGCGGGATTAAACAATCCCGGCGGTCGTTCATAGTCTGTTGCAATTTCATCCAGGATGCGACTGAGCCGGTCGTTGAGGCGTCGGGCCTTGATCTCGGCGTGAGCTGCGCGCAGGCCCGCTGCATGTGCCTTCTCTCGGAGGTCCGAGGCTTCGGCTTTGGCCTCGTCGATGAACCTTATCGTCGCCTCGATGGCTTCGCGCAGGACGACGACTGCTTCGTCCGATGAATACCGAGAGTCGTAAGCGCGCTGGTCAAGTGTCATATCGCTGCCTCGCGTGATTGATTATTCCAGCCTATCACACCGAAAGGGAAAACGCCATGGCCTATGGTCCCAAGAAGCCTATGCCGAAGCCTATGCTGAAGCCTATGAAGGGCGCGGTTCCGCAGCACAAGCAGATGGCTGCCGGCAAGAAGCCCATGCAGGCCATGCCGAAGCCGCCCAAGAAGCCGCGCAAGAGTGGGTACTGACATGCCTGTCCATGACCCCACCCGCCAGCGCTACGGCCTCGGAACGCAGGGGCTGGTCGACCGCCCCAGCACCCGCCGTGCCGGCCGCAAAGAGGCCAATATGGCCAAGCGCGACTCCAAGGTGGCCGACGCCTTGACCAATCTGCCGCCCCAGGCGCAGCAGGACCAGGCCAGGGGACCGGCGCCATTCGTGCCAGCGGAACCTGTGCAGCCCGGTCCAGCGCAGCGCCCGGCGGTTAGGCCGGTGAGCACGAAACCGGCCTCACAGCCCGCCGCTGTGGCTCCTCAGCCCCGTCCCGGTGTCGGTGTGCAGCCTGTCGTGCCGACCATGGTGCCGACATCGAATGTCGGTCTGCCGGCCGGGCAGCCCGTGGTGGGGGTGGGGACGCCTGTGGTGCAACCGGGCCGTCCGCAGCCAGTACCCGGCCGTCGTCGGTGAGGGCCTGGCGATGGTGACCGTGGACATGGATGAGTTTGCCGCTCTTAAACAAGCCATCCGCGCGTGCCTTGGCACGATGGCGGATGGCAATTGGTGTCGCATAGGCTGTGTTGAGCCATACGGCTCAGACGAGATGGTGATGCGGGCAGCGCTGGTAGCGCTTCAGGTGGCGAGTGGGCAGAATATAATCATCTCAGCAGATATGATTTATGAGGGGCCGTTATTGTCGCAGATTATTGTGACCAATGATGAGGAAGCGGACTGACCAATGGGGCCGTCGTCGGTGACAATGGGAGGGCAAGCGAATGGTTACTGTGGAATCCACGCAATTTGATGATCTAAAAGCAGCGTTATGTAGGTGTGTGGCAACGATGCGTGACGGGCGCGGATTGGCGGTCGGCATTCCGGCGGCGCTTGATAGTGATGAGATGCTGTCGCTCGTCGCCTTGTGCGCTGTGCAGATGGCGAGTGGTCAGCATGTTGTCCTGCCCAAGAGCTTCACCTACATCGGCGCTCTACCGGAGAACGTAATAGCAACGGACTTCGGGCTGGAAACATACTCTGACGTGGCGGCCTGATGGCTCGCGCTCTCGCCACAGCCCTACAGGAAACCGGCGGCCTTGACATCGAGGCGCCTGCCGGTCTCGGCAACGCGTTGACCGCAGGCGAGTCGCCGTCGCCGCGCGACCAGCAGCGGCTGCTACTGCGCTGGTCTGACCGGCTTGAGACGCCCAACATCGCCGAGGAGCTGCGCGACAACACCGGAACCAACAGTCTCGGCTCCATCGGCTTCAAGGTCATCGAGGAAGCCGATCTAGACAACCGGTCCCGCGAGGAATGGATACGCCAGAGCAGGGACGCGATGGACCTTGCCATGCTGGTAGCCAAGGGCAAGACCGATCCGTGGCCTGGCTGTTCCAACATCGTCTATCCCCTGATGGCGGTAGCGGCGGTGCAGTTCGCGGCGCGGGCCTATCCCGCCGTGGTGGCCGACCGCAACGTGGTCCGTGGTGTCGTGTTCGGTGAGGACGAGGGCGTGCCGCTCGTCGACCCCCGCACCGGCCAGTCGCTCGCTGATCCGCAGACCGGAGAGCCGCTGTGGGCTGTGCCGCCCGGCGAGCTGCGCCGCAGGGCCGACCGTGTTGCTTCTCATATGTCCTGGCAGCTCCTTGAGGAGCAGCCGGAATGGGAGCCTGAGACCGACAAGCTGCTGCACATCCTGCCGATCCAAGGCTGTGCGTTCCGCAAGAACTACTACGACCCCGGCGAGGGGCGGAACTTCTCCGTCCTGGTGTCGCCCAAGAACCTGATCGTCAACTACTACGCGCAGTCGCTGGAGACGGCGCCGCGCATCACCGAGATCATCGAATACTACCCGCACGAGATCGAGGAGATGGTCAGGGCCGGGTTGTTCCTCGACCAGGACTATGGCCAGGGCAAGGATGCCCAAGACCCGGACAGCCCGCACGAGTTTTATGAGCAGCACCGCCGGCTCGACCTGGACGAGGACGGCTACCCGGAGCCCTACATCGTCACGGTCCACAAGGAGACGATGAAGGTTGCGCGCATCGTGGCGCGGTACGAGCCGCAGGGCGTCTTTTTCGACGGCCCGTTGCTGCGCAAGATAGAGCCGGTTCACTACTACACCGCCTATGAGTTCCTGCCCAACCCGGACGGCGGTGTGTATGGGCTGGGTTTCGGCCAGCTTCTGAGGCCGATCAATGAGGCGGTCAACTCGACGCTCAACATGCTGTTCGATGCCGGCCACCTGGCCAATGCCGGCGGCGGGTTCATCGGCAAGGGGCTATCGCTCCATGCCGGCGCGGTGCGGTTCCGCCCCGGTGAGTACAAAGAGGTCAGGGCGTTCGGCTCGGCCATCCGCGATGCCATCGTGCCGCTCGACTTCCCCGGTCCCAGCCCGGTCCTGTTTCAATTGCTCGGCATGTTGATCGAGGCCGGCAAGGACGTAGCGGCGATCAAGGACATCCTGACCGGCGAAACCAGGGCGGCCAATACCCCGGCCACCACCATCCTGGCGCTGATCGAGCAGGGCTTGAAGGTGTTTACCGCCATCTTCAAGCGGGTTCATCGGTCACTCAAGAAGGACTACGACAAACTCTACCGGCTCAACTCGATCTATCTCGACGACATCGCCCGGTTCCGGGTCGGCAACGAGATGCATCAGGTCAGCCGGCTCGACTACCAGCGCGGCGCCGGCATTGCCCCGGTCAGCGATCCCAAGACCGTTTCCGACATGCAAAAACTCGGCCGGGCCGAGTTTCTCAAGACCTGGGCCGGCGATCCCCATGTCGATCAGGTCGAGTTGCGCCGCCGGGTCTTCGAGGCCGCGCAGATCGAGAATGTCGATGACCTGCTTCTCACTGAGCAGCCACCCGATCCGGCCATTGAACTGAAGAAGATCGAGGTCAAGGCCCGCGCCGTCAAGGAGATGGCATTGGCCTACAAGGCCATAGGCGAGACGGACATTCAGGTGCTGCAAGGCTTGGGGCCGCAGGGACTGCAATGGGTCGCGGCCCAAATGGACCTGATGCGACTGAGAATCGAAACCCTGGATCAAGAGATCAATGAACAGCAGCAACAGCAGCAACCCGGCTCCGCTGATGGAAGTGAACGGGGTCAACGAGCCGCACTTCCAGGCATGGCGTCGACATCCGGTGACGTTGGCCCTGCGGCGCTATCTCAACGACTGGGCGGAGCAGTTGAAGGCGGACCACCTGTCCAGATGGGCGGCGGGTAAGCCGCTCGACCCGGCATTCGAGGCCGAGGTGGCGATCAGGCGCGCCATGGCGCTGGAACTGGCGGAGCTGAGCTTCGACGACATGGCCGCGTTCTACGGGGCAAATGAAGAGGAGACCGATGTCGATCACGCCTAAGCTCATCAAAACCGATCTGGCCGAGTACGAACCGGCCCAATGGACGGGCCGCAACACATCCGGGATCGAGCCCATCGCAGCCGACAGCGGCACCGTACTGGTGCTGCTGGACAAGGTAGTCGAGAAAAGCCGGGGCGGCATCATGCTGCCGCAGAACCTGACCGAACGGCAGGGGCTGGCCGCTGAGAGCGGCGTCTTGGTTGCGTCCGATCCCAAGTCGGACCTGGCTCCATATGTGGGGCGCCGAGTCTATTTCGAGCGCTATGCCGGGGCCACGGTGATCGGGGCCGACGATCAGCGCTATCGCCTGATGTCGGCGGCATCGGTTGCCGGCGTCGAGGTTGAGTGATCAATCACCATCAATGAGGATGCAATGACTGAGGATCAAGTCGAGGTCCGCGACGACAACGTGGATCAGATTGACGAAACCGTCACTGACGATGACGGCACGGACGAGCCGACAACCGACACAGCGCCTGAGCCCGACCCTTACGAGCAACGCGCCCGCCGCATGGGCTGGGTGCCAGAGGACGAATGGGACGCGGATCGGGCCAAGGAAGAGGGCCGGCGCAAGCCCAGCCATTTCCTGTCGGCCAAGGAGTACGTCGAGAAGGTCGAATCCGACCTGCCGGTGCTGCGGGAGCGCAATCGCTTCCTCGACCAGGAGGTCAAGCGCTTCACCACCAAGCTCGACGACGCCACCCGTCGCATTGAGGAGATGGGCGGGCTGGTCAAGACGCTGCACGAGCAGAACGTCAAGGTCGGCCAGCGGGCCTATGAACGGGCCAGACGCGAGCTTGAAGCCGAGATGCGCCAGGCCGTGGCCGAGGCCGATGTCGAGAAGTACGAAGAAAAGAAACAAGCCCTCGAACAGCTCGACCAGGAGCACCGCGCCCAACAGCCGGTCGAACAGAAGGGTGAGGACGCCCCGCAACAGACGCAGCGGGCCGAGCCCAATCCAGTCGTCGAGCAGTGGATCGAGGATAACAAGTGGTTCCGCACCGATCATACCCTGCATCAAGTCGCCATCGTCATGCATGGCGATCTGCTGAGGTCGGCGCCGGGCCTGTCGCTGCGCGACAACCTCGACCGTGTGGCCGACGAGATCAAGCGCCGGTTCCCGGAGAAGTTCGGCAATCCTGCCAGGGCGGCACCGGGGACAGTGGCCCGGCCGGCACCGGGCAAGCAGCGCAGCAACGGCCGCACCTTTGCCGATCTGCCGCAGGACGCCCGTGACGCCTACGAGCAGTTGCGCCAGCAATTCGAGCAGCACGGCCGTCAATACACCCGCGAGCAATACCTCGCCGACTATCAATGGCAATGAGGCCAGACATGACCGATGAAGTAATGAATGCGCCCGTCAAGGTTGTTCCCTCGGCTCAGGACGGAGAGCCGCGCCGTCGTGGCCGGCCGCCGGGGTCGACGAACCGGGTATCAACCTCGCCCATGGCCGATCCTCCCGAAGCGCCCGAGCCGGTGCAGCGCGAGGAACCGGCCCCACGCAGCGACAGACCGCAGCGGCGTCCGCTCGGCGTCTCGCAGCTCAAGCTCAGCCTGCCGCCCCGGCCCGGCTATGTGCGGCGCTGGATCAACGATCTTGACGACCGTATCGAGCAGGCGTTGGCCGGTGGTTACAGCCACGTCAAGGACAGCAAGGGCCGCAACATCTCTCGCGGCGTCGGGGTGAGCCCCAGGGGCGGCGGCTTGACGGCCTACGCCATGGAAATCCCCCAGGAGTGGTACGACGAGGACTTTGCCCGCAAGCAAGGCATGATCGACGTCACCGACCACACCATTCTGCGCTCCATGCACGGCGCAAGCCAGGGCGACGGCCGCTATGTCCCGCAACTGCCGGGCGGCGAGCCGATCACCAAGTTGCAGGTTTCGCGCGGCGGGCGCTGAACATGACTGAGCAGAGCAAACGGGGTCGGCCACCCAAAAGCGTCGAAGATCGAAAGCGCAACAACCTGACGATGCGCATGAGAGATGCGACGAAAGAGAAGCTTGAGCGAGAAGCAAGAGCAAACGGTCGCTCACTAAGTGAGGAGGCCGAGGCTCGGATCGAGCAATCATTCCACAGTGATGCGTTGCGCATCGAGGCAGCCAATCTCGCCCACGCATTCGGCTTGCGTCCCTTTCGGCAGGAACACACAGAGGCCCTTGCGTCGGGCGGTTTCCTGCTTGTCGCTGACGATCCAGAGCTTGAGTTCAGGATTGTCGACGACGCTCACTGACTACCCATCAAACAGACTGCCCATCAATAGGGCCTGTCACGGCCCGCGCCATCAATCCCACCCATCCCGTTCACCTAGCTAGGAGAGACCCTCATGGCTAACCCCAATGCGCCGTTTGGGATGCGCCCGGTGCGCTATCTCAACGGCAGTCCTTGGAACGGGCAGGCGCGAGCCTATTTCGTTCCAAGCACCAACTCCAATGCGATGTTCATCGGTGATCCGATCGTGGCCGACAAGCTCGGCAACGCGACAGAGTTCATGGGCTTTCCGCCCGGTTCTCTGACCCGCGCCAAGCTGGCCGCTGCCGGTGATACTGAGTTGGTTCGCGGCGTCATCGTCGGCGTCATGCCGGAAACCCGCGACTCGACCATCTATCGCCCGGCATCGGTCAATTCGGTGATCTGGGTCGCGGATGATCCCAACCTCGTGTTCCATGTCCGTGACGACGGTGCCGGCACGCCGGCCGAGACGTGGGCCGGCGCCAACGCGGTGCTGGCCTCCGGGACCGGCTCGACCGTGACCGGCCAGTCGGGCTGGGTGCTCGACGGTTCGGACACCCCGGCTGCGGATGCCTCGAACACGCTTCTCATCCTCGGATTGGCGAACATGCCCAACAACGAGTTGGGCGACTACGCCATCTGGGAAGTCATCATCAACCAGCACGAGCTTATTACCCGTAATACGCTCGGGCAGGCTCTGAGCTAGGAGGGCTGAACCATGGCTACTCCCATCACCCGTGGCAGTCATCCCAAGGCTCTATGGCCAGGCGTACACGCCTGGTGGGGCCAGGAATACGATCGCTACGAGCCGATCTGGCCGAAAATCTTCAGCCGTCTGACTTCCGAAAAGGCATACGAAGAGGATGTCGAGGAAGTCGGCTTCGGGCTGCTGTCGGTCAAGCCGGAAGGCGCTTCCATCACCTACGACAGCGCCCATCAGGGGCCGGTGTCGCGGTACACCCACATCACCTATGCCTCGGGCTTCATCGTGACCTTCGAGGAGTGGATGGACAATCTCTATCCCAAGCTCTCCTTCAAGCGCTCACAGAAGCTCGCCAAGTCGGTGTTCGAGACTGAAGAGGTGGTTCACGCCAACGTGTTCAACCGTGGCTTCAACTCGTCCTTCACCGGCGGCGACGGCAAGGAGTTGTTCTCGACCGCGCATCCGACCGACTCCGGCGATCAGTCCAACCACATCACGGTTGCGGCTGACATCTCGGAGGCGGCGATCGAGGACTTGTGCATCCAGATCAAGCAGGCGACGGACGCCCGTGGGCTCCGTCAGTCGCTCAAGCCCCGGTGCCTCTATGTGCCGGTCGAGCTTGAGTTTGAGGCCAACCGGATCGTCAAGAGCGTGTTGCAGAACGACACCGCCAACAACGCGGTGAACGTGATCAAGATGCTCAACATGTTCCCGGACGGCATCATTGCCAGCCCGTATCTCACCGATGCGGACGCCTGGTTCATCAAGACCGACGCCCTTTACGGGCTTCAGCACTTCGACCGCATGAAGCCGGCGTTCGAGCAGGACGGCGACTTCGACACCCACAACCTGAAGCACCGGGTCATCGCCCGGTGGAGCCAGGGCTGGAGTGACTGGCGATCCTGCTACGGGTCGCCGGGCGCCTGAGCCTGACGGCTGACGCTTGAGGGGGCGGCCTTCGGGCCGCTCCTTCCCCATCAAGTCATCAATCTTCCCCTCTCAACCCAGCGCCGTGGGGCGACCCATCCCTGGCCCGGCTCCGGCTGCGGCGCGCTTTCTCTAGGAGACAACCTCCATGGGCCTCACCAATTTCCCCAACGGCATTACGTCGTTCGGCGTTCCGGTTCTATCCGGCATCGCCGGCATCCCGTTCACCGGCAAGCGCATCTTTTGCGATCCCGCCAATGGCCTGGATGGGCGCACCGGCGGCTCGCCAGCCCGTGCCGTCAAGACGTTGCCTCGTGCTTTGGAACTGGCCACGGCCGGCAAGAACGATGTCATCGTTCTGATCGGCGACGGCGGCACCACGGCCACGGCTCGCCTTGAAGAGACGCTGGTGTGGAGCAAGAACGCCACCCATCTGGTTGGTGTCGCCGCTCCGTCGATGGTTGCACAGCGTGCTCGCATCTCAACCGCCACCGGCGCGACAACCAACGTCAATCCGCTGGTGCAGGTCACGGCGCATGGTTGTGCCTTCATCAACTTTTCGCTGTTCCAGGGCGTCGGCCAAGCCTCGACCGATGAGCAGTTGTGGTCTGAGGAAGGCCAGCGCAACTACTACGGCAACGTGGCCTTCGGCGGCATGGGTTCGGCAAATGGCGCAGGCCGCGCCGGCAGCTATACGATGCGCCTCTATGGCGGATCGGAGAACTTGTTCGAGCGCTGCTACTTCGGCGTCGATACCAGGGACCGCACTGCCGCCAATGCTAATGTGCGACTGCGCAAGAACGCCTCCGACGTTGCCTCGACCCGCAACATGTGGATCGACTGCGTATTCGCGATGCGGGCCACGCAGACGACGCCGCTGTTCGTCGACGCCAACGAGGTCGGCTGCATCGACCGCTTCGCCTGGTTCAAGAACTGCCTGTTCACCAACTTCGGCACATCGGCAGCGGCTGCCGTGGTGGCGCACAACGCCAGCCAGGGCGGGTATGTCATCATGGACAACTGCACGGCTGTTGGTGCGTCCGACTGGACGGCGAGCGACACGTCAACCGTGAAGATCGCCGGCCCGGTGCCGAACGGTGACACCTCCGGCATGGCGGTCGACTCCGACGCCACCTGATCGTGACAACGTGGGGCCGTCTTTCGGGGCGGCCCTACTCGCTTGGAGGAGGCCGCGATGCGTCCTAAAGAGTTCGATATTGATCCCGTTGATGTCGACGACAACGGCATCTGCGCGGCCCAGCAGGCGGCCGAAGCCGGCAATCTGGCATTGGACGGTGACCTGGTATCCGGCGGCGTGGCAACGCTCGACTATGCCCGCCAGATCGGCATCGCCTCGACCGGCAATCTGTCCGGTGTCGACTTCACCGTGACCGGCACCGACGCCGATGGCCGAGCCCAATCGGAAACGTTGGCGGGGCCGAGCAACGATACGGTCGAGACTGCCAAGTATTTCAAGACCGTGACGCAGGTCGCGGTGAATGGTGCGGTCGGAACCGATGTCATTGTCGGCACGGTCGATGAGATTGCCACCCAGACCATTCCCATCGACCGGTCGTCGAGCCTGGCTGCCTCGATTGGCGTCGATATAACCGGCACCATCAACTACACCGTCCAGCAGACCCTTGAGCATGTTCAGCAGGACGGGTTCAACCCGCAGCAGGACGCGGCCTGGCACAACATCACGGCGCTGGCCTCCAAGACGGCCGATCTGACCGGGGAGGCGATGATCGGCGCCACGGCCATCCGCCTGCTGGTCAACTCGTATTCCAGCACGGCCGAGCTTCAGATGCACGTCGTTCAGCCCAGTGGGCGGTGATGGAGGATAAGTCATGTCAGCCGATACGAACCTTCCGCCTCAGTTCCAGACCATCCCGGCCGAGAGCTTTTTTGCCATCACGCCGCATGACTCGACCAATTTCAGTCAGGGCACGGTGCGCGGCATTTATGTAGGCACGCGCGGGAACGTGGTGGCGGTTACGATTGCGGGAACAGCCATAACGTTCGTCGATGTTCCTGCTGGAGCCATTCTGCCGATCAAGGCTATTCGGGTAAACAGTACAAGCACGACCGCGAGCAATCTGGTGGGACTGCTCTGATGTTCATTGGTATTGGTTTAAGCATCACCAATTTACTGCTGGCGCGAGACCTTACACCGGGCGGCGCGGCTGACGCGCTTCTTCTCGAAAACGGCGTCGATGGCCTCCTTTTAGAGGACGGAAGCGGCGTGCTGCTGCTGGAGTAGATAGATGGCTGACACCAAACTTTCCGCGCTGACCGCGACCACGACGCTCGTCGCATCAGATGAGTTCTACGTCAACGATGGCGGGGCCTCTCGGAAGGCGACGTTCACCACGCTCGGCGCTTTCCTCGCCACGGCCACGCTGGCGGCGGGAACGCTGACCACATCGCAGCCGCTGACGCTGACGCAGACGTGGAACGATGCCGGGGTGACGTTCACTGGGTTCAAGGTCAACGTCACTGACACGGCGAGCGCGGTGGACTCGATGCTGATGAACCTGCAGGTTGGGGAGAGCAGTAAGGTTCTAATCGAGAAGGATGGCTCGACCAACATTCGAGGTGGACTGGTTGTTAATCGGAACGGGCAAATTGTTTTAGGTAGAGATCAACTAATTGGTTGGTCGAGCACAATCACCCTTACCGGAACTAACATAACGAACATTGACCTTATGCTCGCCCGCGACGCCGCCAACACCTTCGCCCTGCGCAGGGGGACGAACGCGCAGACGGCGAACGTCTACGATACCTATTCCAGTTCCACCGATTTCCACCGGGTTGCCATCAAAACCGCACGGGCCACGCTGTCCAATGTTTCGGGGGCCAACGTCACGGCGTCGGCATTGATTCCCGATGGTGCGGTGCTGGTCGGCCTGACCACGAAGGTGACCACCGGGCTCGGCACCACCAATGGCACGACCGGCTACCAGGTCGGCGACGGTTCCGATCCGGATCGTTGGGGCGCCATCACTGGCACGGCGGCAGGCACCACATCCGATAATCGCGACTGGACCGCGACGACGGTGCAGGCATTCACCGCCGCCCAGGACGTGGTGGTCACGGCGGTGGGAGGCAATTTCGACGGGACGGGCGTCATCTATGTCTCGGCCCAGTATCTCATCGGCGAGGCAGACTAAGGAGCGAGGCAAAGATGCCGACAATAGCATTCAGCAAGACGGTAACGAAGGAACATCTTGACCGCGCCATTCCGGCGCTCAAGGCCCATTTTGGGCTCCCGGCCGACGCCACCAATGCCCAGGTCATGGCCGAGTGGGAGAAGATGGTCATCGGCCAGATCAAAGGCATCGTGCGCGACTACGAGGCGCGGAAGGCGGCCGAGGCGGCGGCCGATGCCGTGAAAGAGATCAACCTGGCATGATCGACCTCACCGACGACGAACGTGTCCAGCTAGAGGCTCTGCTGAACATCGCACGGTCGGTCCTGGCCAATTCCAGCGGGCATCTCTGCTCGCAACTGGTGTCCGGTCAGCTTGATCCGAGGCAGAGGGCAGCGGTCGAGGCTGAGATCGAGCGGGCTGACGAACTGACGGCAGCGGCACGGAGCCTGTTGCGGAAGTTGAAGGTCAGCGAGGCAGTCCAATGATCGAGACTGCGATTCCCCTGCTCCTGGCTGTCTACATCGGCCTGTCGGCGGCCGACCTGTGGCTCACCGGACGCGGCCTGTCGCGAGGCGGTTGGGAGATCAACCCGCTGGCCCGGTGGGCCTACGCCAAGGCCGGATTCGGCGGGCTGGCTGTACTCAAGATCATCTTGGCCGGATTTGCCGTCGCCGCGCTGCTCCTGGCCGGCGAGCCCTACACCATGATCGGCCTCGCCGTGCTGTGTGTCGGCATGGCCGGCGTCGTGATCTGGAACGCGACACAGCTAAAGTAGGGACGATCCTGTCCAATACCACGGGCGATCGTCCGCGATCAGTGGCGGATACCCCGTTGGGCTTTTCACATGCCAGACCCATTGCATCGGGCCGGTCACGGGTTCGATTCCCTCCTTGTCCCGAAACATCAGGGAAGGGTCGGTGAGGTCATACGCGACATCTTCTTGGGTCATCGTGGCCTGATGATACCAGCGAAAATCTCAAAACACTAGCGCAGGGGCCGACTATGAGCGCCACCAATGCCTTCGAGACATCTCTGCTCGGTCTCATCTTCACCAATGTCGATGCCGCCAACGTCGGCGATGCAACGGGACTTCGGGGCTCCTCGACGGCTGGCGTGTTCTGGATCAGCCTGCATACCTCGACGGGTCCGGGCGAGGCCGGCAGTCAGACCACCAATGAGGCCAACTACACATCCTATGGCCGGGCATCGGTGGCGCGGTCGACGGCGCAGTGGACCGTCACGAACGATACGGTCGACAATGACAACGCCATCAGTTTTCCGGAAGCGACAGGCGGGTCGAGCACGGTGGCTCACTTCGGCATCGGTTCGGCCGAGACATCGACCGGCAATCTGTTCCTCTACGGCGCCCTGACGGCATCGGTGGCTATATCGACCGGCATCACGCCGAGCTTCGCGGCCGGCGAGCTCGATGTGACGCTCGACTGATGCCGATCCACATCAACAACAAGTCGCTGCTCAAGCGCGAGCGTATCGAGGTTTCCTCGGAGGGCGATCTGGTCGTTGTTCAGTTGGGCAATGTCGAGGTGAAGGTGCCCTACGAGACGGCGTTCCAGCTTTCGGCCTGGATCAGGCTTCGAGCTAAGGAAGCCAAGCGCTTTGCCGGCGATACGTCGCGGCACTGGTCGGTGCTTGGCACGCTGAGCGATGCCAACCGGATGTAACCGGGACATCTGAGTCATGGCATTGTCATTTGTTGACTCAGCATTCACTAATGAGGAAACGATAACCGTACCCGCCGCAGCGGCAGAGGGCGATTTTGCCATTCTTTTTGACCACGCGCGAAATGCATCAACGGTCCCAACGGAAGTAGTGCCTACGGGGTGGACGCAAATTGGCACATCCCTTACCGGAACCGCCACGCGCAATGTGATTAGCTATAAAAAATTAGTGTCTGGTGATCCGGAGTCGGTGATCACCGGAATGAATGGCAATTCGCAGGATAGTAAAGCTCTTTTGGTATTTCGTGCTTCGTCTGGCGTTGACACCATTTCGCCATCTACATGGAACGGAGAAGCGACAAACGGCGACCCCGTAGAGCAAAATGTGGCAGCGTCGGGCGGTACGGCCCCCCTTATTGTGTTTGGTATGGCTGGCGTAACGACGTTTGTTTCGTTTTCGTTTTCGACGGCGAGTCCCGCATTTGATGGAACAGTAGGAGGTGCTACTAACAACTACCTATTGGTGGGCTATAAGATATATAACGCAAGCCCATCCGACCATGCAATTGATATAGATGATCTTGGGACCAACAATCATCTGCGGTCAGGTTATGTTGCAATTGCTGAGGTGCCAGGACAAGTGTCCGGCGCTTCCGCGCTTGCTTTTTCTAGTAGCGGAACGCTAAAGGGAGCGGCAGCACTAACAGGCGCAGCAACGCCGACCTTTACGGTAACGGGCACAGTGACAGGCGAAAGCTCTGGCGCTCTCTCAGGATCAGCGGAACCGGCATTTACGTTAGCGGGAGCATTGAAAGGCGCTGCTTCGCTGGCCGGTCTTTCTTCACCGGCTTTCTCGGGGGCGGGAACTATCACAAGTACAGTGGCGCTCGCGGGCACCGCGACCGTTACGCTTGCACTGAATGGAACAATCATTGGCCGGGAAACGATACAGATAACTGGACAGACAGGGATAGTGTTTACGGGTAGTGGAACGATGGAAGCGCTTATTCCAGACCCGCCAGTTAGTCGCGATTCGTTGTTTCTCCGTCCCGCCGGCAAGATGCCGACATACTGGAAAGGCGTGTCATGAGCCAATCCCACAGCAAGCCCCATATCCGCCCCGGCGAGTACCTGATGCGATCCGACCGTTCTGGCCGGCGCATGTGGTCATCGGAGGCGCGGCGCGAGTGGACCGGCATGATCGTCCACAAGGACGAATGGGAGGAGCGCCATCCGCAGGATTTCGTCACGGGGAAGGTTGATCGGCAGGCCGTGCCGGTCCCGCGTCCCGATCCTATCCCGGTGTTCGGCGGGCCATTGACCACCGACACCACAGCCGATGTGGCGGCGGGCGCCAATACCTTGCCGGTTGTCAGTTCGGCCCGCTTTTTCCCCGGCGACACGCTCCATATCTCGACCGACAGCGGTCAGATGTGGATCGCCACGGTGCAGGGCATCCCTGATGCCACCAGCCTTGGCACGACAACGGGGGCACCCGGCTTCATAGGTTCGGGCCGCAAGGTCATCAACGTGACCGCCATCTCACCGGCCGACGTGGGGTAAGCCATGACGACGCTGGTCTATCGCGACGGCGTTCTCGCCGCCGATGGTCAGTCGCAATGTAGCGGCTGGCGGCAGCCCGGCATGATGGAAAAGGTGTGGAAGGTCGAAGGACGGCTCATCGGCGCTGCCGGCGACTCCAATCGCGTCGAACGGTTCCGGCGCTGGGCCATGGCCGGCGGTGTCGGGGAATGTCCCGAAATGGGCGACGGCAGTGTCGGGGTCATCGTTGAACAAGACGGCCGGGTCCGTGAGTTTGAGAGCGTCGGTGAGCTGCAACCCAGCCATGCGCCGTTCTATGCCTGGGGCTCCGGAATGCCGGCGGCCCTGGCCGCGCTCTACATGGGCGCCACGGCGGAACGGGCTGTCGAGATTGCCATCCTTGTCGATTCAAGCTCAGGCGGCAACGTGCAAACGGTGAGGCTGTGACATGGCATCGAGCGGCAGCACCGATTTCACCGCGACCCGGAACGACATCATTCGCCAAGCGGCGCTCAAGGTCGGCGCCATCTCTGCTGGTGTCACGATGGGCGCGCAGATGGCGTCCGACTTCGCCTTCAACCTCAACGGTCTGGTCAAGCGCTGGCAGGCCGCCTCGATCCACATCTGGACCACCCGCGAGGCAACCCTGTTCCCGCAGCCCAATCAGATCAAGTACGAGGTCGGGTCAGGCGCTACCGATCACGTCACCGAGTCCTACGCGGCGACGGAAATCTCGGCTGACGAGGCCAGCGGCCAGACAACCCTGAGCGTTGCCGCCACCGACGACATCACGGCCAACGACAACATCGGCGTGGTGCTCGACGACGGCACGATCCAATGGTCGACCGTATCCAGCAAGACATCGACCACCGTCACCATCGCCGATGCCCTGACCGACAGCGCGGCGGAAGGCAATCCGGTCTACACCTACACGACCAGGATCGTTCGCCCGCTGCGTATTGTCGATGCCCGCCGCTTCAACGTGGTCAATGCCGTCGATACTCCGGTCATCGTGTCGGCCCGCCTCGACTACCAGCGGCTTCCCAACAAGACCCAGACCGGGATGCTCAACCAGGTCTTTTACGACCCGCAACTGACGCGCGGGCACATCTACATCTGGCAGGCCCCGACCGCCGTGTCCGATTTGCTCAAGTTCACCTGGCACCGGCCTATCGAGGATTTCGACGCGGCCGGCGACAACCCGGACCTGCCGCAGGAATGGATCGACGCCCTGGTATGGAACCTGGCCTGGGTCATGGCGCCGGAGTTCGAGGTCTCGGCACAGCGCTACCAGCAGATCAGGGAGTTGGCCGCCATCACGCTCGACACGGTGAAGGACTTCGACCGCGAACCGGAGTCGGTGTTCTTCCAGCCCGACGCCAGCCTCTACTGACATGGACATTCTGTTCGCCGCCCAGTCCTATAAGTCGGACTCGCTGCCGGTCTCGGCGCAGAGAGCCGTGAATTGCTATGCCGAGTTCCAGGCGCCGGGCGCCAAGTACCAGATCACGGTGTTCGGCCATCCCGGCATCGCGACCTTCGCGACGTGCGGCCGTGGCCCGGTACGCGGCTTTTTCGAGATGAACGGCACGCTCTACGTCGTGTCGCGGGACGGCTTCTATTCAGTAGCGGCGGACGGCACCGAAACCCTACTGGGCAGCGGCATCACCGGCATTCATCCGGTGTCGATCGACGGTAACGGCCTTGAGGTCATCATCGTCAACGGCACTCAGGGCTTCATCTACACCGAATCGACCGGGGCCTTCGTCCAGATCGACGATTCCGATTTCAAGGAAGCCAACACCGTCACCTTCATCGACTCCTACTTTGCCTTGGAGGAGAAGGACTCCAACAGCTTCTTCCTGTCCGACATCCTCGACGGCACGTCCTATCCGTCGCTTTCCTTCGCCTCGGCCGAGTCGTCGCCAGACCGCATCGTTGCGGTGCTCAACTACCATGGCAACCTGCTTCTGTTCGGCGAGCGGACCATCGAGACATGGGATCATACCGGGGCGACATCGTTTCCGTTCCAGCGGCTATCCGGCGCCACCGTGCAACGGGGCCTGGCCGCTCCCCGCGCCATGGTCAAGGAAGGAGTGTCGGTCTATTTCCTCGGCGATGATCGGGTGTTCTACCGGCTGACCGGCTCGCAAGCCATCCCGATCTCAACCCATCCCATCGCCAAGGAGTGGGAGACCTACGAGACGATCAGCGATGCGTTCTGCTTCCTGGTCCCGTGGGGCGGCCACAAGTTTGTCTACATCACGTTTCCGACCGAGGGCAAGACCTGGGGCTACGACCTCGCCACCAATCTCTGGCACGAGCGCATCTCTTGGGATGCCAGTGGGGCCGAGGCCAAGTGGCGGATCAATGCCTGCATCGCGGCCCATTCCAAGATTCTCGTCGGAGACGCGAACTCCGGGCGGATCGGCTACCTCGACCCGACCGTGTTCACCGAGTTCGGCGATCCGGTGCGGATGATCCTGGTGTCACCGCCGATCCACAATCAGGGCAAGCGCATTCACATGCCGTTCTTCGAACTGGACATGGAAACCGGCGTCGGCCTGGCAACCGGCCAGGGCAGCAATCCGCAGGCCATGCTGGACTGGTCCGACGACGGCGGCCGGACCTGGGAATCGCCGCAGGTGTGGAGCGGCATCGGCAAGATCGGCGAGTACGGTGTGAGGATGCAATGGGACCGGCTCGGCTCCTTCTATCAGCGCTCGTTGCGAGTGCAGATCAGCGACCCGGTGAAGCGCGTCGTGCTCGGGGCGAGAGCGCCGAATCTGCGGGTCGCGGCCTGACATGGCCCAGGACGTAGCGCCCAACCAGCCGCGCGCCCTCGCGGTGATGGTCGACCGTGACGGCCGGCTGACCTCGGAGGGCTTGGCTGTTCTTGAGCAGATGTGGCGGCAGATCGCGGCCGGTTTCGTCATCGTGCCGTGTTTGGCGGCGGGGACCAACGACATCACCTTGACCCCTGTTCTGCATCAGGAAGGGGCGCGGACCTACGCCAACCACATGGCGTTTGGCTTCGTGGCGGCGGCAACATCGTCGGGCGATGTATCGGTCAAGGTCGGCAGTTTGGGGCTTCTCAAGGCGTTCAAGGAAAACGGCGCCACCAGGGCCGGGACCGGCGATGTGGTGAACGGCTCCTATTACATCGCCTCCTACGTTTCCAGTCTCGACAGCGGGGCCGGCGGGTTTGTTCTCAAATGACGGGCTGAGCCAATGGCAAATCGGTTCACCAATCCCAATGTCTGGTATCCCGACGCATCGGGCAATCCGCTGGCCGGCGGCCTGCTGTTCTTCTATGTCACCGGCACGTCGACCAAGGCCGAGACGTTTTCCGATGAGGAACTGTCGACGGCCAACGCCAATCCGGTTGTGCTGGATAGCGCCGGCCGGGCCGGCGACATCTTTCTCGATCCGTCCGTCACCTACAAGGTGGTGCTGGCCCCGGCCACCGATACCGACCCGCCCACCGCGCCGATCTGGACCGCCGATCCGGTGGTCGATCTGGCAGCCAATGTCACGGCAGCGTTTGCCGTCTATGCCGGCGATCCCAACGGCAACGTGGCGGGGACGGCGGGGACGGTCGGCGGCGCCGGTGCATCGGCCATCTACGACATCACCAACAATATCCTGTTCGTCTGCGTTACGACCGGCGATGCCGATAATGCGGTATGGCAGGCCGTGGCGGCGGGGCTGAGCGGCAACGAGGACATCCGCACCACAGACCATACCGTGTCCGCCGACGATAACGGGCGCATCCAGACGGCCAACAAGGCATCAGCCATTACCTTCAACCTGACCGCTGCGGCGACGTTGGGGGCGGGCTTTCTGGTCGGCATCAAGAACATCGGAGCCGGGACGCTGACCATTGATCCGGCCGGGGCGGAAACTATCGACACTGCGTCGACCATCGCCTTGGCCCAGTACGACGGTGTGATCCTCTACTGCACCGGCACGACATGGCGGGTGCTGGCGCGGGAAGGCGTCAAGGACGCAACCGTCACCCCGGCCAAGTTGACCACGGCGGCCAAGACCGAAGCCTTTACCGTGGCGGCGTCGGACGAGGGCACGGCACTCACGACCGGGACGGCCAAGGTGACGTGGAGGATGCCCTATGCCTTCACCGTGACGGAGGTTCGGGCCTCGCTGACCACGGCGCAGTCGTCGGGGAACATCTTCACGGTCGACATCAACGAAAGTGGAACCTCGATCTTGTCGACCAAGCTCACCATCGACAACACGAGTAAAACGTCTGTAGGGGCCACGACGCCGCCTGTCATTTCTGATGCTTCTTTGGCCGACGATGCCGAGATGACGGTTGACATCGACCAGATCGGCGACGGCACCGCGACCGGCCTCAAGGTTACGCTGATCGGGTATCCGACCTGATGCCTATCCTGATCAACCCCTTCGCCCATGGCGGCGGCGCCGCCAGCGATCCGGACCCATTGCGGTTCCAGGAAACCCGGTCGAGCGACGAGAATCAGTCGTCCTATACCTTCTCGGCTGTCAGCATCGGCATCCCGGACGAGGCCCGGTTGGTGGTCGTGGCAGTATCGGCGCGGGCCAGCGGCGGATCGAACCCCACCGTGTCATCGGTAACGATTGGCGAAACTGCCGCGACCCAGATCGTGTCGCAGTCGAACAGCCGTTCCGTGTCGGCGATCTGGGCGGCAACGGTGACGACGGCGCTTCAGCCGGACATTACCGTTGCGTTCTCGACCACGATGATCCATTGCGCCATCGGCGCCTGGGCCGGGCTGGTCGATTCGGCCACGGCACGGGATACCGCCACGGCGACGACACCCAACGGCCTCGCCGATCTCGACGTGATTCCTGACAGTGTAGTCATCGCCTGCATGATCAAGGAGGAGAACACGGCCGATACGACGGTGGCGTGGAACGGCGTCGATACCGCTACGTTGCGAGACCAGGCCGCGATCCAGACCTCGGCTTTCGCCTTCGCCGATGTGGTATCGACTGAAACCTCGTCGGTGCGTGACCTGGCCTTCACGACCTCGCCCGCGTTCCCCAGCGTATCCAGTTCACGCACCGGGACCAGCGCCGAGGGCACAAGCCACAATGTCACCATGCCATCGGGGGTGACAGCGGGCGAACGGTTGATGATTTTCAGTTCGTTTCATTTGGCCACGACTACGACACCGCCGTCCGGATGGACCAGGCTCAGCCCGAGTTCAAGTCTGCGGCTCCATGTCTTCTACAAGACGGCGGACGGCACCGAAAGCACAGTGACCGTGACGACGGGTTCCAGCGTTGTCGGGGCGCATCATGCCTATCGGGTGGACAAGCACGAGGACAATCCCGAAGGCGGGTCCGTCGCATCCGGCACTGGAAATGAACCAAATCCGCCGAGTGTCACGCCGTCTTGGGGCGAACAGCGCAACCTGTTCCTCGTGGCCGGCATGGCGGCGGATACCGAAGGCTCGCCGCTGTGGACCTACCCAACCAACTACACCAACGGCATCAACAATACGCGGGTGCAACCTGACGGCCTGGGCCTGCGGCTGGCATCGGCTCGCCGCCAGTTGAAGGCCACATCGGAAGACCCTGGCGTGTTCTCGCATCCAGGTTCCGGCCTGCCCATCGCCGCTACGACGGTAGCAATCCAGGGCAAGTTCATCGGCGCCTTGGCGGCAGCGGTGTGGGACCGCCCGGCGGCATGATGACGGTGATCCGCGAGGCGGTGGCGAACGATGTGCCGCGCCTCGTCGAGATGGGCCGGCGCCACATCGAGGGTAGCCGGTACGGTCGGTTCATTGACTGCGACTCGGAGGCCATGGCCGCGACGGCGCGGATGCTGATCGACTCGCCGGATGGGCTGGTCCTGGTGGCCGAACGGGACGGCGAGGTGGTTGGCATGATCGGCACGATTGCCACGCTGCACCCGTATTCGGGCCGGCCCGTCATGGCGGAACTGTTCTGGTGGGTTGAACCGGATCGGCGCGGGTGCGGGGCACGGTTGTTGAGGATGGCCGAGGATTGGGCGCGGCGTCACGGCGTCGGGCATTCCGTGATGGTCTCGCCGTCACCGGAGGTCAGCGCCTTTTATCGGCGGGTCGGGTACGAGCTGCTTGAAGAGCAGTTCATCAAGGCTTTGTAGGAGAAACGGCTATGGGATTTACCACCGCAGCCATTGTCGGCGGTTCGATCCTGGGCGGTGTCGTGTCCGGCCTGGGGGCCATGTCGGCGGCCAGCACGCAAGCCAAGGCGATCAAGAAGGGCGCAGCCCAAGGCGCCGAAGCCATCATTCAGGGCGGTCAGGTCATCTCGGAAGGCGAACTCGCTGCGGCCGAGACCATTGCTGCCGGCGAGATGCAGTCGGCCGAGACCCTGGCCGCTGCGGCGCAGGCTGCGGCTCAGCAACAGGCCACTGCTGCCCGACAAGCCGTTCGCACCCAGCAGATGGCGGCCCGTCGCGCCACGACCGCGCTGACCCAGGCCCGCGACGAGGCCATCAACGAACTCAGGACTTCCCTTGAGCAGGTCCAGGGCTACCAGCAGCCCTATATGGAGGTCGGCACCGGGGCGCTTCAAAGCCTTTCCGACCTCTATGGCTTGGGGCCGGGCGGCGAGGCATTCGGCGAGAACGCTTTGGAAGCATTCCGCAACTACCCCGGCTACCAGTTCGCCCTTCAGGAAGGCATCGGGGCGCTGGACAAGTCGGCCGCCGCCAAGGGGCTTCTGCTCAGCGGCGGCCAGATCAAGGATGTCACGGCGTTCGCCACCGGATTGGCCGACCAGACCTTCGGCCAGTACGTCCAGCAGCTCATGAACATGGCCTTGATGGGCCAAAGCTCGGCCAATGTCGCCGGTCAGGCCACGCTTCAGACCGGGGCCAACATCGCCAACGTCCAGACCGGCACGGCGGCCAACCTCGCCAACACCGAACTCGGCTTCTCGCGGGGCATCGCGGCCTCGCAACAGGATGTCGGCAACGCGCTGGCGGCGGGGACGCTGGGGGCGGGTCAGGCAATGTCGACCGGCGAGCGCAACGCCGCCCTGGCGCTGGGCGCCGGCCAGAGCAATGCGGCGCGGGCCGAGGGCAACGCGCTTCAACAGGCTGGCCAGCTGATCGGCGGGGCGACGCAGCAGGCCGGCACGGCACAGGCGGCGGGCACGGCGGGGCTGTTCAACAATGTCGGGGCCGGATTGCAAAGCGCGGCGCAGAACCTTCAGACCGCGCAGTTCAACAATGCGCTGCTCAACTACCTGCAATCGGCCTAAGTCAGAAGCATCGTGTCTGTAAGGTGCCGGCGATCACCTGTGTTGTGCAGGTACGTTGTCGCGGTGCAGCGCCAAGGATAGCCGCAACAGTCTGTCCGCGTTGAGCACGCCGGTTCTCATACTCCGTGCGAATGCGAACGCTGAGTTCAGCAAGTTCAATCCGTGCCTGTTCCTGGTTGATGTCGCCTCTGTCGAGACGGCCAGCAATGGCAAGGCGCTGGGCATGGGACAGGGCCAGCAGATCGGGATAGGGATAGGTTTTGGCAAGCAAGACGCTTTCCCGTTCGATGGCGCATGTCTCCCTCTCTGTGGCTGTAGGCAGGCGATAGCACTCAGCACGGATAGCTTCGATTTGATCGTCGATTGAGGGTCCGTTTGCCGAGCAGGCGGCCAGAACGATCACTGCCGTTCCCATCAGAACGCTCTTGAGCATTTTCCCCTCTCCCTTGTCTTGCCCAGCGCCGTACTGAGCGGAGATGACCCCATGAACCAATTCACCCCCATCGGCCTTCAGGTCAAGCCGTGGACTTTCGATCTTCAAAGCCCGGAGGTCAATGCCCTTCTTGCGGCCGAGAAGATCAAGTCGGGTCGTGCCGAACGGGAAGGCGACGAACTCAAGAATGAATTGGCCCGCGTCAAACTGCGGGAGATGCCCGAGGAACTGCGACGGGAGCGCGAATTGCACGATGTCCGCCTCAGCGGCGCCCGTGCCCAGAATGAATTGACCCGCCTTCGTCTTGAGGAGGAACGCGGCCAGGCCAACGCCCTGCGGGAGTACCGGGAACGCGTCGCCGAGGGCGATCCGGAGCCATGGCAAGCGCTGACCGACTATCCCGACCTGCAACAGCGTGTCGTGGCCGGCAAGTCGTCGGTCTACAAGACGCTGATGGGGATGCCGTCGAAGGAGCGCGAGAAAGCCTACAACAACTTCTTCATGATGCGGTCGGCGGCGGAAACGGTACGCAACCTGCCCGATGGCTCGCCGGAACAGGCCCAGGAATGGCGCGTCCAACTCATGGCCCTGCACCAGAACGGGGCCATCGGCGATGACCAGTTCGCGTTCTTCTCCAATCAGCCGCCGATGCCGTTGGTGCTGGAAAGCATCATCGCCGCTTCGCCGGAATACGAGGCGTTCTCTCAGGCTGACGAGAACTACAAGTCGCTGCGCGAAAAGCTCATCGAGCAGGGCCGCAAGCAGGAGAAGATTATTCAGGACCAGACCAACAACCTGCGGCGCGAGTTGTTGCGCCCCTATCAAGGTCTTGGCGAACCAGAAGACGAGGCAAAACGATCGATCGACAGCCAGGTCAATGCCTTGGAGGAGCGTTTGCGCGAAGCCTATGGCCTGCGCAAGGACTGGATGAGCGACATTCCGCAACGCCGCGAGTTCCTGCAACAGGCTGTGCCCCCGCCGGCCAAGCCGCCACGCCTCAGCGGCCAGCGCGGCGGCCTTCAGCCTCGTACCATGACGGGCACCCTGCCCGATGTCAGCCCGCAGGCCCAGGGCCAGCCGTTGCCGGTCGAGCAAGGCCCGATGCCGCCGGCCGAGCAGCCCGCCCCGGCTCAGGTCCAGGGTCCGGCTGCGGTGCCGCCTGCCCAGCAGCAAGGAACGGCGGACAACCCGGTTCGCATTACGTCGCGGGCCGAGTTCGATGCGCTGCCGTCCGGCACCGTATTCATCAATCCCGCCGATGGCCGTCCTTACGTGAAGCCCTGAGCCATGGCGCTCCTCGACTTTTCCTCGCTGGCGACGCCGCTGACCGGGCCGCCCTCGGAGCCGGAGGCATTGGATTTCTCCGGCGAGGCGGAACCGTTGCCGGACTTCTCGGCCGAGGCGCAGCCGTTGGAGCAACCCGGCATTGGCGATTACGTCGGGGAAGCCGCGAAGGGCCTGCCGCGCGGTGCCATCGGTATTGTCGGCACGGCGCTGAAAGGCACTGGCGCGGTAGGTCTGACCGACCCGGCCGCTATCGACGACATCCTGGTCCGGATGGACGATGCGCCGAAGATGACAGACGCCGAGTTCGACGAGTTCCGTCGCCAGATCGTCGGTGCCATTCCCACAACGGGACCGGGCAATCAACAGGCTTCGATGCAGTTGCAGGCCATGGCCTGGGCGCGGCGCCAAGGCCGCGACTACCCGCTGTCGGCCGAGAAAATCCGGGGAATGCTCGACGAACGCCATCCCGAGGAAACAGGCTTCTATCAGGCCGGCCAGGCGGTGCAGGACTTCAGTCAGGAAGCCCTGCCGGTCACGCCCGGTTTCGAGGATTCCTGGACCCGCAAGCTGACCGAGGGGCTGGGCTCGACCGTGCCGTTCCTGGCCGCCGGGTTCACCGGCCCCGCCGGTGTGCCGCTTGCCATGACGCTCGGCTCATGGACATCGACCGGCGAGGCCGTGGACCGGGCCATTGCCGAGGGGGCAAGCCATTCCGACATTATCCGGGCCAGCCGATTGGGCCAGATTCCAGGCGTCACGGAAGTTCTGCCCATCGAGTTGGTATTCGAGCGGGTGCCGCTGCCCTATGTCGGTCGCGTCACCAGTGCGCTCGGTAAAATATTGACCATCGCGGCGGCTGAAGGTGGCCAGGAAGCGGTACAGGAAACCGCGCAGAACTTCATCGCCAAGTACGTCTACAAGCCGGATCAAGACCTGCTTGAGGGCGTTGCCGAAGCGGCGATCATTGGCACAGCGGTCGGCGCCAAGATCGGCACGGCCAAGGCAGTTATTGATCGTGTCCGGGGCATCGAACAGGAACCGACCCGCGCCCGCAAGGCCGATCAGGAAGCTGTCCCGCCCGAAGCAGCCCCCGTTCCCGAAGGTGCCGTTGCGGCCGAAACCCTCTATCCCGCTCCCGCCGAAGCCGCCCCTGCCGAGCCGGCCCCCCAGGCCCCCGCCCCTCTCGCCGACGACATCGCCGTGCTTCTCGAAGCCGGCCTCACCGAACAGCAAATCCTCGATATGAACGCTGCCGAGCTGGCGCAAGCCGCTCAGGAAGCCCGTGACGCCGGTTTGGCGCCGCCCGCTGTCCAGGCCCCGGCAGAACCTGAACCCGCCCCAGCGGCTCCCGCTGTGGCTCCTGAAGCCATGCCGGTCGCGGCCGAGCCCCCGGCTCCTGGCACCGCACCGATGGTGCCGCGCGAACGACCTGCCGAAGCTGTGGGCATACCAGAGGAGATTCCCGATGCCGAAGCGGTACGAGTCGATCAAGGCCAGCCTGCGCCAGAAGGGCAAGTCGGAGAAAGAGGCCAAGCAGTCAGCCGCCCGGATATTCAACGCATCGAGGAAGCCGGGCGAGAAGCCAGTGACAGGCCAGCACAAGCCGAAGCGGGGCAGGTAGAAGCGGACGCCATCACCCCGGAGACGACGGCACAGGATCAGGAGTCGGCCCGCCGCGCCTCGGCCCGTGCCGAAGCCGCGCCCGATCCGGTCAAGATCGACCCCGATCAGCGCCGCGTCCTGGAACGCGACATCGCCGCCATCATCCGCCGCCAGGTCGGCAAGCGCCCCCGCATCCTGTTCGCCGACAGCATCCCGCTCGCCGACGTGCTTGATCCGGCCGAGGTCGAGAACCTGCGCCGCGCTGCCCAGGCCGGCGGCACTCGGCTTCGCGAGACAGCGGGCGGTTTCTGGCGCCGCGACCACGGCTCGGCCGAGTCCTTCATCGCCGTCGCCATGGCCGATCCCGGCTTCGCCCCCCGCAACACGGCCTATCACGAATCCTTCCATCACATCATGGAAGTGATGGCAACCGACGCCGAGCACGCCGTCCTGACCAGCGAAGGCGAACAGGCCAAGATGCGCCGGTTGATCGAGCCGGAGTACGGGCCTGAGTTCGTTGCCGGCCTGCCCGACTACGAAGTGGCTCCGATGGCTTATGCCCGGTTTGCCGAGACCGGCGATGCCAAGGGCCTGTCCGGAGCGGTGATCCGCTTGTTCCGCCGGCTGCGGCTGATCCTGGCCGACATCAAGCGGGCCTTGGCCCGTCGCGGCTACAACAGCATGGAGGAGATATTCGACGCCGCCTATGCCGGAAGGTTTGCTGAGCGGGGCGACGTGGCGGAAGGCGGTGAAGGCAGGGCAGCGACTGGTGTTGACCGCGAACAGCGCCTGACCAATCTCGCCAATGCCATTTCCGGTCGCATGGACCCGGACCCGGATACTGACATGGCAGGGGCACTTGTCGAGGCCAGCCCGCGTGTTGAATCAGCTCCGAAGCGCTTGGCTAAAGGTCTCGGGTTCTTCGAGTCGGTCACTGACACTCTGCGCCGTGCCGATCATCCGAGGCTCACCGATCTGGCCCAGCGCATCGAACTCTACTACGACAAGTGGGACGCCCGCGCCGGCTACGTCAACGGCCGCATCCGTCCCATCTTGAAGACGCTCGGCATCGGCCCCGTCACCAGCCAGAAACGCATCCAGGAAATCACCAAGCCGTTCGAGGACTATTGGCGTCATCACGACAACGGCCGCGAGGCCGAGGCACAGAAGGTGATCAAGGACAACCAAGCCATCGCCGATCTGGTCGAGGCGGTCAAGGCGTCTTATGAGTATGCCGGCAACGAGAACCAGCGTCACGGCGTCCAGGTCTATGACGCTACCCTCAACGATGGCAAGGGCGGCTGGCGTCCGATCGGCAAGGTCAAGCGCGGAGAGTTCTGGCCCCGGTCGATTCGCCCCGAAGTGCAGCAAGTCCTGCGCAATCCGACTCACGATCCAGACCTGTGGCACGAGATGGTCGATGCCCTCATCAACGAAGGCCATATCGACCACCCCAGCGAAGCACTGGCTTATCTCAACCGCTATTTCACCGACGAGATCAGGGTCGACTACTTTGCCGGCATCGAGAAAGCCCGTCTCGCCAAGCTGCCGGAGATATTCTACGATTACAGTTTCGACGCCTTTCGCCGTTATGTGCGCCGGTGGTCACGGCGGGTAAGTCAGATCGAGGCGTTCGGTCAGGAGACCGGCCCCGGCACCAAGGATGCTTTTGCCGAGGTCAGCGATGCCACGTTTGATGAATACACACGGCGCTATCTCAATCGCGTCGCCGATGTCATCTATGAGACCAGAGACCTGTCCGGTTGGGAAACCGGCCTTGGACTGCTCAATCTCGTTGCCACTGGCTCGCAGCTCGGCAATCCGGCCACTGCCACGCTCAACCTGATCGGCGGCTCCACCCTCAACGTCCAGAAATTCGGTGCCCGTCGCACGGCGCAGGCCATGGCGAAGCTTGTCCTACAATGGAACAAGATGCAACAGGATGGCGCCCGTCTTGGCATCCTCGGCAAGGACGTTCTAAATCTGCTGCGCGATAGTGAGCGCGAGGCGGTCAAGTATTTCGAGCCGGAGGGCAAAGCCCGTAACGCCTTGGCCCGCTTCGCCGACTTCACCATGACCTGGGGTGGCTACAAGCCGACTGAGAACATCATCCGGGCTACGGCGATGATCGCCGCCAAGATGCAGCTCAACGAGGCGCTGCGAGCCTGGAACTCTAACCCGTCGAGCCTTGCCAGTCGTGAGTACCGGGCCGCGATGGAGGCGTTGCACATCGATCCCCAGAAGCTCCTGGCCGAGAACGGTTCCGGCCCGGAGACCGCGACATATCTGCGCCGTTCCGTCAATGTGCCGCAGGGTTCCTATCGGATCGACATGGTGCCGCTGCACGTCGATACCCCGGCTGGCCGCTTTGTATGGAAGTATCAGAAGTTCACCACGCAGGTCAGCCGCATGTTCTGGCAGCACAACTTGCGGCCGTTCATAAAGGCGGTTGAGGCCGGCGACACGGCACTGGCAACCAAGCACTTTGTCCGGATGTTGGCGTATTTCACTGCGGCGGGCGTCGGCGGCAGTCTTATCCTGGCGGCCCGTGCCGGCATCTTCAACTATACCGACCCCGGCGACGATTGGGACGACATCAAGAATGCCCTGGCCGATAAGGACACCGGCCGTTCCTGGGGTATGATCATGAGCCGCGCCTGGCACTCGATGATGGCCGCCTCGATGCTGGGTTTCTTCGGCAATTACATTCAGTTCGTGTGGGACATCGCCGACCGCCAGCGGGTCAAGAACCCCTTGGAACCGCCGGGCCTTGCCTCGCTCGATGCTATCAAGGAACTGGTGCTGCGAGGTTACGAGCAGGGCACGCTATCGGCGCGCGATTTCGAGGACATCGCGCGCCGCACCATTGCCTTCTATCGGGCCTATAAGGGTGCCGCGCTGACCGGAGCCGAGCTGGCCGGCAATGAATGGAAGGAAACCCGCCTTCACAGCGTTCGTCGTGATCTGAACTATGTCAGCAAGATGCTACGCCGTTACGCCGACCAAGCCGACATCACTCAGAAAACCACGGCGTACGGCCGTTTCGCCAAAACTCCAATGAGTCCGATCAACCAAAGTCTCTACGAGGCGTTGATCCTGGGCGATGGGGCTTCGGCACGGGCTATTGTGCGCGAGACGTTGTTCGGGATGCCGCCGGAGGAGCGTAAGCGGGCACTGCTGTCAATGAAATCCTCGGCTCGGTCGAGAATGCCAATCAAGGTCGGCGGCTCGACCAGTGCTGCGCAGCGGGCCGCCTTCATGCGCTGGGCCAAGGAAACCATGTCGCCGGCCAACTACGCCCGCACCCTTGAGCTTGACCTGAGTTATCGGCGGGCGGCAGCGCAAGCCGGATTGCTGGGCAACTAAGCCGCCATCATCGCTGACTATGCGGGAGACGATGCATGACCCCACCGTCTCATCCTTCGATTGACCGCCTTGACGAGCGCTCCAAGGCCCATGCCGACAAGCTCGACATGCTGGACGAGCGGCTGAAGAAGGTCGAAGGCAAGCTCGACTCCATCATCTCCACCCTGTCTGAGGCCAAAGGTGGGTGGCGTATGCTCATGATCGTCGGCGGCATGGCCGGGGTGGTGGGGGCGTTCCTGACCAAGATTGCGTCATGGCTGCCGTTGGGGATCAGGTGAGCCCTACTCCTTGAGATACCCGCGTTCGCGCAAGTAGGCGAGCACAGCCAGTTCAACGACTTGCGATAGCGTTCGCCGGTCGTCTTTTGCCGCTTGCTCAAGAGCAGCCTTGGCCGCCGTCTCGATGCGGGCCTTGATTGTCACACTGCGGGCCATTGTGGTCCTTGACAGGGCCTAAAGTGGGCCTTATTGTAGTCAGTCAGCGGCGGAAAAGCAAGGGGGCCATCATGACGTTGCGTCAGTTCCTAGCCCTAATCGTCCTGGCCTGTCTCATCATCCTGGCCGGGATGGCGCTACAGGCCAGACAAGGCGCCACCGCCGAAAGAGTCCTCGTCAACACCGCCGCCAAGGCTGATGCGCTGCCGGCCTGCCAGTCGATCGACCAGCTCCGCGCCCGCGCACGAGAGGCCGGCTATCCGTCCCGCCTTCTTACCGGCACGGCGGCGGAACGCTACCTCATCGCACTCAACGGCATCCCGCCACGGACGGCCCACATCGCCGATGCCGTGGTATTCGCCAGGATCGGGCCGGACGCGGTTGGCCTCCTCCTCGTCGTCAAGGGCTGCGTGGTCAAGGCCCTGGCCATCTCTCGCCAGACCCACGAGGCCATCATGGGCAACATTCTCGGGCGGGTGTCGTGATGCTGTCAAATCTGCTCATCTACCGCTGGCTGCTATGCAATGGATTAGGCATCAGCCTAGCCGTGTCTCTCGCACTTTCCGGTCATCTCATTCCGATCATTCAGGGCGGGGCGCCGATCACCTACGCCATTCTCGCCCTGTTCGGCGTGGGCTGGGTCTGGACAATCAAGGAGGTCGTGTTCGCCAGCCTTGATCTCAACTGGGCCAAACAGCATGGCCCCCGGCAGGGCCATCCGGCCCAAGCGGATAAGGACGCCGAAAAGGTCGAGTGGTTGTCGAGCGTGGCCGAATGGCTGGTGGGCCTCGGCCTACTTGGAACGGTGTGGGGCTTTTACATCGCCTTGAGCGGTGTGGACCAAAACACGGTGAGCCAGGCGACGGGCGCCCAAGCCGCAGTTGCCGCCCTCATGCAGGGGATGCGAGTTGCGCTCACGACCACGCTTCTCGGGGCGGGCCTCGCCATGTGGCACGAGGTCAATGTGCGCTTGCTCAGGACGGGTCTTACCGTTCTGTGGGCTGATCGGATCGTAGCGCGAGATGAGGGTCGGGAGCCGGAGGAATGAGCCGGTCCCGCGCCACGCCAACGCTGTTTCGGGACTTCCTGTTCCTGTCACTGCTGGGCTTCGTTGCCATGGTGGTATGGCTGCTGCCCCACGTCAACCCGCCGGCCCAAGAGGACAACACCGTCCCGCCCGGCAACGTCATCATCACCATCGTATGGCCGCCGGACATGGACAACGACGTTGATCTGTGGGTCATGGGGCCGGGCGAAATCAGGCCCATCGGCTATTCCAACAAGGGCGGTACCCTGTTCAACTTGCTCCGCGACGACTTGGGCCATCGGCCCGACGCCAGCGGGATCAACTACGAGAACGCCTACAGTCGTGGCGCCCCGGCCGGCGAATACATCGTCAACGTCCATTGCTACCGCTGCCCGGTGACGCCGGTCCCGGTCGAGGTCATCGTTGAACTCAATCCCGATCCGGCCCGCAGCAGGCCGACGCGGGTGCTGGCAGAGACCCGTGTCGAGCTTGGCCCGGCCCAGGAAAAGACGGCGATCCGGTTCGAACTGAACGACAAGGGCAACGTCGTCGAGGGCAGCATCCACAACGTCTACAAGCGGCTGCGCAGCGGCGGAAAATGGAGCGGACCATGACGGACATCATCGTTCTGGCGGTTGCGGTGATTGCGCTCTTTGCCGGTGCGGCATGGCTGGCGGCATGGTCGAGAAAGGACACATGGGCGAGGCCCGCAGCAATGGCGCTGTTCATTCTCGGCATCCCCGTGGTCACGGCCTATGCCGTCCAGGCGCTCGGCCACCATAAGCCAATGAAGCTGGCATGGGACCTGCCGGCCGGCGAGCACCGCGTCATGGCGGTGAAGATGGTGGAGGGCGACGCGATCTACCTCTACCTCGACACGACGAGGCCGGCTCCGCACCCGCTGTCTCTGCCATGGTCGCTCGACACAGCCAAGCGCATCCAGAAGCTCATGGACGAGGCGGCGGAGGCAGCCAAGGGACAGTTCATGATGCGCTACGAGCCGTCGCTCGATACCTACGCGCCGCAGTTCCATCCGCTGCCGCAACCGCCGGTCCTGCCGCCCAAGCCGGTCCCGGAGGTCGAGCATCGCTACGAGCACGGCGCATGACCATTGCCCAGGTTCGTGCCGCCCGACGCAAGGTCCGTAGGCCCAAGTCGGCCAGGCCGCTCAAGGAAGCGCTGGCCCAGGGGAAGCTAGGCAGTAATAAGGGGAAGCGGAAATGAGCTGGATGCTGATCGTTGTCGGTGTCTATTTTGGCGACTATCCACCAGGAGCCATAACCAGGACAACCATGACGCAGGTTGTATCGACAAAGGCAGACTGTGAGTCTCTAGGCGAGCGAATAAGCGAGGCGTGGAGGATCATGGGAACATCCTTCGTGCGCTGGGAATGCTTATCTGTCGGCAAGAAGGGGGCCAAGCGGAAATGAGCGGCAGAAAGATCATCGAAGGCTTGCAGGAGGCACTTGAGTATGCGCGTGGTGGCAAGCCATCAGCCGAAATCGTCAACCTCTCCGAAGTCCGTCCCCGCATCCTCGCCAAGTGGGAACGGGAAGGCAAGCCGCCGCTCCATGACCAAGCCATCCCATGGGGTTGCAATCCAGGGGAACGTGACGACGATACCATCACCATCGAAGTGCCGGCAGATTGTGAGCCGGCGCGAGGTTAAGTAACGGAATGTCCTAGTTTGCGGTAGCTAAAGGCTTCGTTAACCGGCAGTCAGGATCATTCACGGCCTCGTCGGTTGCGGAACCACAAGTGATTCGGTACGTTGTCAAGAATTTTCTGCATGAACCTACGCGGTAGGAGTTGGCAGCATGGACGATCATGAGGCGCAAGCCCTTGAGACACTTCGCAATCTGACATTGCAATGGATGTTGATTGCGGCAGGTGTATTTGGAATTGTTGGAGGGTTCATCACTGCCAGCGAGAAAGAGTTTCATCACTCAATCTCCCTCATGCTCGCGCTTTCTGCACTCGCGCTTAGTGGTTTCTTTGGCTATGTTATCCATGGTGCCCTCATAGACATGCTGACAGAGAAGAAGTTCAATCCAAAGTGGGTCAAAAAATGGGCTGCTGCCCAAATGCTATTGTTTATAGCAGGAAGTATACTTTTCATATGGTTCGTATTCTTCAACATTGGATCAGCGAAAGCGCAGGATCGATTGACAGAGTGGTTAGGCGATCCATATGTTATGGCAGCAGATACGGTATTTGTGAAATGGAATGCCAAAGAAATTGGTGTAAAGACAGAGGAGATTAGAGGGGCGTTTACCGAGGCTGTTAAGCGTAGAGTGGAGTCTCCCATATATGACCTTGAGCGGGAGGAGTCTTATGAGAATACGATGTTGTCCAGGTTTGATCAACAGAACAACAGGATGAGGACACAATAACCACCAGATCAATTTTAGTGGCGTACAATAGATTCTGGTCACTACCATATCCATTATGTTGTTGGAAAGTGCCGCGATAAAGCCGCGTTTGGCACTCAGTCGCCTAGATTCATCTCAATCGTTTGTCCCTTCTTCGGGAACGCTCTTTGTATAAGGCGGTAGAACTGATCCCAAGTGGATGAGGCCCTCATGAAACCAATCACGGCATGGAGGTGCTGTGCTAGGGCCGGATGACCGACATCCTCGGTCAACCATTGATGGTGTCGTGACTTGCGCCGCCCTCTGTCGTCTTTTGGGTTTAACCGCTGGAGTTCCTCTAAAACACCAGGGGCTAAGCGCTCATAGACGAGATCATTCGTAAACTTGCCGACGATGCTGGGGCGGCTCACGGATAGCCTCTCCCAGGGCCAACCGCGAAGGCGGAACATCTCCCTGTAAAACTCGTCGGGGAACCGCTTCGCCCATGCGGCGAGTTCTTTGCGTAGGTAGGCGTCGAGGATTGCCTGTAGCGCCAGACGGTCGCGGACCTCTTGGTAGCCTGTGGCTTCGTCAACGAGTGCGACGATCCCGACTTGGGCCAGACCGCGAACCAGTATCTCGCATTTTTTCGCAATTGGTAACTGCTGCTTGGTAAGGAGCCTAGTGCCGTCCTCCAGAACGGCACAAGCGATTTTCTCGGTATTATGGCGCAAACGCCACAACTTAGCGGTTGCCCGTAGCTCGCCCCGGCCTATCCTGGCCGGATGAACCACTATGCCTTCGCCGCCCTCAAGACGAAGCGGGCCGAACTCACCGGCCAGATCACGAGCCTAGAACGCCAGGTCAAGGCACTCAAGGCTCAGGTGGCGCACCTGGACGCCACCATGCGGCTATTCGATCCGGCCTTCGATCCGCGCTCAGTGAAGCCCGCAAAGGCTCCTAGGCTGCATCTGTTCAAACAGGGGGAGTTGGGCCGGCTGATCCTCGACACGCTGAGGAAGACGAATGGGGAGCCGCTATCGACGGCGGCCATTGCCGAGGCGGTTGCCGAAGCCATCGGCCAGCCAGGGGCGCGGGCGGCGATCGGTCGGCGGGTGCGCGCCAATCTGGCCTATTTGGAGCGGAGCCAGCGAGTGGTTGAGAAGATCGGTAGCCGCAAAGGATCGACTTGGCGGCTGGTCTGACTATTTCAGAGATTCCAGCCTGGAGGCATGGTCTTCGAAACAAGGAAGAGCACGCGTCTATAGTCCGATTCGTCGTACATGCCGTCTTCCGGGGAGAGGACGAAGGGCTCGCGCCACCCGGTTTCCCAGAGCTCTACACCGGGGCATACTTCCGCAATCTCGCGGCATCCGTATGGCGCAAGCCGTTCTTCGAGTTCAGGTCTAGCGAGTCGCCGCGGGGCAATCATGCCCACACGCCTATTGTCAGGCAGCCTCCAGCTCAACCACGAATTGCTCGTGATGAACGTGCATGTCCATGTTGCGAGGGCTGACTTTCTGCAAGACGTCGTTCAGTGGGCGAGCGGGCCGCACTCGCACATTGCTGAATCCCTTATATTCGAACAGCGCCTGAATTGCCGGTGCGATTCGGCTGCCGACAAGGTTTCGATCGCTACCTGACAGGATCAGACCAGGAAGCTCGTCGCTATAGACGCGCAAACCGCCGTCCTCTCGGTCTTCGAGAGTCACGCTTACAATGGTAAGGGACGACATCGGTCTGCTCCGCTGTTCAGACTTTCCCGTTATCGCATCCGCGTTAACGATCCGTTCGATCCGGGACCCGCGCGCTCGCGTTCGCGCGCATGCAAATTCTGCGCGCAGTCCCGTCAATCGTCAAGTTCGGAATTTCCGGCACGCAGAAAGGTTCCGCGCGCGCTTCCCCAAAAGTCCGTCCTTCGTAGCGCGGATCGCACGCAGTGTGCCGACGTACGCAGCGGCGCGAAGGCGATTAACGACGATCTGATTCAGCGCGCGCGTGCACAACGTTTGACACGAGTCGATGACGACCGCGACTTGGAACGCAGATTGCCGCTCTAGGCTGCGGTTCCGACTAGCGCTTTTCGACGCTGCCAATAGCCGCTGAAATCCACTGACGGCTTGCGGGCCATCGCCAGGGCCGCAATGCGCCGCACCTGATCGCCATTGGAGACCCGGCGATTGTCCTCACGCCAAGAGGCTTCCTGGGCATATCGGAGAAGATACGGGCCGGCGACGTGGTGGTGATGGCCGACCTCGGCACGCCGGAGTCTCGAGAAATAGCCCTCGGCCCAATTGGTCGAGGCGCCATCGAGGCTATAGGCTGCCTGATGGTCGATCCGGCGCATCTCGAAACGGGCGTGAAGGGCGTTCCAAGCCGGGGCATCATCGGCATTGACGATGGTGCCATCGGCGATCCGGGAGCGGATGAACGAAAGGGCTTGGCTTTCGGAGGGGAACACGGCCGGGACGGAGTTGCCGCCGCGTTCGCGGACGATGACGACGCAACGGCGCTTGCCGGTTTGGTTCTCGGCCAAGCGGCGATCACGGCGGTTCTCGCGGAGATTGGCAGGCTTGCGGTAGCCGCCGAAATAGCCGCCGTCAATCTCGGCCACCTTGCCATCGCCGCCGATGGTCCGGCCCTTCAGCTCCTCGGCCATGGCTTCACGCATCTTGTGGCAGAGAACGAATGCGGCCTTGTAGGACAGCCCCAGGTCGCGGGATAGGGCCAACATGGACTTGCCCTTGACCTCATTCACGAAGATCGCAATGGCGGCTAGGTAGGCGCGGAGCGGCAGCTTGTGGCTGGCAAACAGGGTGCCCGATGTGATGGTGAAGTCCTTGGCGCAGGCGCGGCAGCGGAAGCGCGGGGAGCCGTTCGGCCGGCGGCACTCATAGGCGTCAACGCCGCCGCAATGGTGGCAGACGGGCTCGCCATTCGTCTCAGGCCAGCGGACCATGCGGAACATCGTCTCGGCCTCGGCATCCGACATGCGAAAGACCATGGCCAGCGTGAGGGTCTTGGCGTTCCGGCTGAGGAGGAAGTGCTGTGCCATCGGTCTTGTCCCCAACGAATATCGTTGAGGTAAGGTGTATCCGCTGATATGCACTATGTCAACGAAAATCGTTGGCTTGGGATACAATTTTTCGTTGGCCTTGACGCTTTCCGCTGATGTCGCTAAAGTGGCGGCATGCTCACGCCGGAACAGAGCCGCGCCGCTAGGGGCTGGTTGGATTGGTCGCAGGCCGACCTCGCCAAGCGTGCCAATGTCGGCCTGAGCACCGTCAGGGACTTTGAAAAAGGACGGCGGACACCGATTGCCAACAACCTCGACGCTATGCGGAAGGCGTTGGAGGCGGCCGGCATAAGGATTACCGCCGATGGGGTCAGCGGACCCCTGGCCGCCGCCGACAAGGACGGCGGCCAGGATCAAGCCTAGTCGTTGGTGTCGATGTCGTTGTTCAAGAACGGTGGCGGCAGCGCCGGAACATCGGCGAACCTATGGCCGTTGACGACCTTCGACACGGTGCCGCAGTTGAGGGCCAAGGTGATGGCCGTCTTGGTCAGGCTCCAGCCGGAGACCTTGACCAGCCACTTGGCGTAAGCCGCCTTCTTGGCGGTACAGGGGAAATAGTCGTGGGTGCGCATCTTAAAGAAACTCCTCTTTTGCGCGGTTAGGGAGCTTCTGGGCTTGAACTTGATGCGCAGACGTGCGATTCTTAGACGCGACTAGCCGCACGTCTGGCTTGGCTTCAAACCCGGAAGCGGCTTGATTGCGGTCCAGGGGTCGGGTGCTCGTAACACCCGGCCCCTACTACTCTCGACAGCCGGACCTAGCCGCCGAGAGCTAAGCGGGTGTCATCATCGTTGCCTCCATTGTGATGGTTACCGGAAGCCGATGGGTGCTTCGACGCCGCAACCCATCGGTTGTCTTCGCGGAGAACCGCCCCTTCGTGTTTCAGGGTCCACAAGGTTCCCCTAATCGAGTTGTGCTTGAAGCCGGTTCGTTCGGTGAGCTCTTGGGTGGTGAGCCCATTCGGGGCCTCAGCGATAAGCCGCATGATGGTGGGCTTGACGGTGCCAGGTGTGGCCCGTCCTTCTTCGGTTGCAGGGGTGGCTACGGGCGGAGCGGATGCCAATGACGGCGCCGGCTCGCCACCTAGAACGGCGGCGATCTTCGACTTGAACTCCTCGGCAGCTTCGCGCCGCCCTTCCGCCTTGCCGACCTTGAACGCTTCCTCTAGCAACGATCGGAGTGCTGCCGTTGCATCAGATAGGATGGTTTCAATCTCGCGCATGGACGACTCCCCGTTAGAGAACGAGGATCAAATAACACGCCTCTATCGCCAGCGCAAGCGGTCCTGTTTGCCCAACTTGTGTTCACGTTATGGCCAATTGGGGCAAGATGATATTAGGAGCGTCAGATGGCGACGCAACCCCTTGTGGCGTTTGCGCCATAATACCGGATTTTCTTGACTCACCGAATCAGTTACGGTGAGTCGCCGCTTGGCGTGGCCCAAAACAACGCCAGACTCAGCAGGAGCGCAATCGTTATGCCCGTCGCCGACGACCTTGACACCCCGATTCGGTATGTGAAGATCACCGGGCCTGCTGTCGATGCCTTGCAGAACCGCAAGGAGGACAACAACAACCCGCGCGTCTCTGCCGCGATACTGCGGAGAACCTTCCACAGCGTGAAGGACGGCATCGTTGCCGGCCTGGCATCGCTTGTCGCGGCCACGGATGACCGCATTCGATAGCACCCGAACGGACTTTCCATGAAAACAGCGCCGCCTCTAGAAGCGGCGCTGTTATAGCAGGTGCACTCCAGCCCTTGAGGGTGGTCGCCTACCTACAACCGAAATATAGCAGACTCAGTGTGAGAAATCAAGGTCTTGTTAAGCCACTGACAGCGCACACGAAACAACATTTTATGCGGTTTCTCATTCCGCTCGCGGCTTAAGGGGGAGGCTGGCGCGCATACCCCTAGCGCAGCCGCCTCCCCCTACCCTTTCCAGACTTCCCCTCAACAGCTTCGGGAGCGACGGCATGACCCTGCCATCCGTCAGCGACGAGGAATTTATATCGGTATGGAACCGGCTCCGCTCACCGGAACAGGTGGCACGGGTCATCGGCGTAAACGTCCGCAACGTCTATGCCAGGCGGACCCGCATCGAACAGCGGCTCAACATCGTCCTGGCGGCCGAAACGGACATGACCAATCGCGCCCAGGTCAACCTGCCAAAGCGCGGCCACCGCCATACCCTAAAGATCACCAACGGCATGGCCGTGGTGTTCTCCGATGCGCATTTCTGGCCGAACGATGATCGGTCAACCGCCTACCTTGCGTTAATCGAGCTAATCAAGGAGTACAAGCCGAAAATTGTTATCGCCAATGGGGACATCTTCGACGGGGCACGCATCTCACGCCATCCCCCGATCGGCTGGGCCAATCTGCCGGAGGTCGCTGACGAACTGGCCGCCTGCCAGGAACGCATGGCCGAGATCGAAGCCATTGCCAAGTTGGCCCGCAAGGACGTGATGTTGGCGTGGTCGGCAGGGAATCACGACAGTCGCTTCGCGGTCAAACTCGCGACCGTAGCCCCGGATTATATCCGGGTTCACGGCACCGACCTGAAGGACCATTTCCCGGCATGGTCACTGGCGTGGTCGGCCGAACTGAACGGCCATACCATGGTCAAGCACCGCTGGCACAATGGCATCCATGCCACATGGAACAACGTGCTCAAGTCCGGCCGCAACATCGTCACCAGCCACCTTCATCGTTTGATGGTGACGGCGTACTCCGACTACAACGGTCGGCGCTGGGGTGTCGACACCGGAACGCTGGCCGAGTTCGGTCCTGAACACGATAAAAATACATGGGGCGAGGACAACCCCTTCAATTGGTGCGAGGGGTTTGCCACGCTGAGTTTCGATGACAAGGGGCGCCTACTGCCGCCGGAACTCTGCGAATGCATCGACGGCCGGGCCTACTTCCGGGGCCAAGTGGTCGTAGCGAAACCGAAGCGCCGGGCCAAGTGATGACCCGGACCCGCCTGCCCAACCGCCGCCCGTCTGTGGTGCTCGATTTCTACTTCGATGGTCAGCACTATCACGGCTCCTATTCGCCATACCTGGACGGCAGGCCAGCCGAGGTGTTCCTGAACGCGGCCCGTGTCGGCTCACCGATGCAGGCCATAGCGAAGGGCTACGCCACCGTCGCCAGTCTGGCGCTGCAACACGGCTGCCCCCTCGACGTGATCCGCAAGGCCCTGCCGAAGAACGATGACGGCTCGCCGTCAGAACCGATGGGCATGTTCCTCGACATGGTGGCGGGGGATATTGCTGAAACCTAACTGGAAAGGAGACTACGAATGGGCAAGTACCTGGCGCTCGTCATCATCGCAATCGTGGCGGCGGTTGCCGCATTTGCGGTGTTCAGTCCTGGCGTGTTCCTGCTGACGGCAGGTGCCATTGTCATCGCGGCTGGGCTGGCAACCTACTACCTGAGCCAAGCCAAGGGCGGGTGACAGTTCATGCGCAAGATTCATACCCTTGTGTGGCACTATACGGCGACCCCCAAAGGGCGAGAAGTATCGGTTGACGAAGTGCGGCAGTGGCATCGCGCCCGAGGCTTCGCAGATGTCGGCTACCACAAGCTCGTCCATCTCGACGGCAGCGTCAGCGAGGGTCGGCCAGAACGGCAGGTCGGCGCCCACGTCAAGGGCCGCAACACCGGCACCCTTGGCTACTGCTACGTCGGCGGGCTCAGAAAAGCCGGCGACACGAACGGCACCGATACCCGCACAGCGGCTCAGAAAGCCACAATACTGCGGCTCACCAAGGAGGCCATCGCCAAGTACGATTTGACCGATGTCTGTGGGCATAGAGACCTCGCCGCGACCGACTGCCCTGGCTTCAATGCTCGGCGGGAGTATGGGGACTTACTCAGGACCGCGCCGCCTGGCCCGCCTGATGAAGACCCAGCCGATGATACCAGCGAACTTAAGGCGTCCCGCACCGTGAGAGCAGCAGCGACCGGCGAAGTTCTTGGAGCCGCCAAGGTGGCCGAGAGCACTCACGACATCGTGAGCGCAGCGCAGCAGGCAGAAAGCTCACTTAGCACCGGAACGATTGTTGGGCTCGCCATCGGCGTTCTCATCATGATCGCCTGCGGAGTTGTGCTCTACGCCCGCTGGGACGATGCCGGTCGGCCGACCCCATGGAAGCGAAAGGAAGCCTAGCCAAACGAAACCCCGCTGGGTATAATGTCCAGCGGGGTCAAGATGGTGGCAAGTCTTACTCCAGGCTAGGCGGCGGGACGCTCTTGTGTCTCGCCGCTTTCCTGTTGGCGGCCTGCCTGCGGGAATAGAAACCGAAACCACGTCGGTCCTTCCTCAGTGTTGTCATCGCGCGGTGCCCACCGTCGCGGGTCATTGACGCCCATTGCCCGCAAGAAGGCGTCCAAACGGGCGATCATCCGTGACGTGGTGTTGGTGTGCCCGTCCGCGAATGATGCCGCTGAGCAGAATAACCCATCGGCAAACTGGAATAGTAGACTAGTGGCCTCGTCCCATGAGGCAGCTCGACCAATTATAAAGTCATTGGCATAGACGTTGCGCATCCCGCGTTGTTCACGCTTGGTCATCACTGTCTCCACGTTGTCAAAGAGCGGTAGCCAGCCCATCTGGCTACTCTTATATGATAGCATAACCCCGCGTTCGATGCAACAACTTTGTTGCGTTGCGCAATACACATTCTACTGTCGTGGCGTTAATACAGGTGACAGTAAAGGATGGCACGGAGACTATTCTTGATGCCGCAGGCCGTCTGTGCTAGAAAGACCTAAAACCTCAAACGGAGAGACTTGTCAATGTGGATTGCACTATTCAAGGGCCTGGGCTGGCTGCTCAGCCCGGTAGGCCGCATCGCCGCCATGATCGGCATGGCGCTTATCTTCATCATGTCGGTCTACGTCAAGAGCCGGCAGGCCGGCAAGCAGGCCGAGCGCAGCCGCGCCAAGGCGGCTCGTGAAAAAGCCGCCAGCCAGGCCAAGCAGATCAGGGACAAGACGGCTTCGCAGCCTGTCGACACCCAGCGCAAGGAACTGGAAAAATGGGAAAGGTAGTCGCCATCGCTGTGGCTCTGCTGTTGGCGGGCTGTGCCACCAGTGCCATGCAGGACCAGCTCGTGTTCTGTGACGGCGCTCAGCCGATCCGGCCGTCTAAGGGCGAGACTATCACGTTGAGCGATAGCTTGGTGCGGCAGATTCAGGAGCACAACCGGATCGGCGCCAAGGCGTGCGGGTGGAAGCCATGAGTGTTGGCGTTCCCGGCAGGACTCGAACCTGCAACTTTCCGATTAGAAGTCGGACGCTCTATCCGGTTGAGCTACGGGAACAAAATCCTGCACGTCCATGATGGCATCTTCAGCGTCGGTGAACACGGTTGTCACTGTTCCGTCTGCTTCATTAAGGCCGAAGATGAGGTTGCTGGTCGGAGATCGGCGGCGGGCATAACGGTCCCTGGAATCGGCGCGACGTGTTTCGTCGGCAAGCGCTGCGATCTCCTCGCGCACAGCGGCCATGTCAACGCCCTTGACGCGCTCCAGGTAGCGCAGCACAGCATGGTCGGAAATGTGCAGGCCAGTGGCCGTCGCGGTCTTGCGGCGCTGCTCTTCCAGCTTCACCGCGTCGAGGCGGGCGCGCAGTTCATTGAGTACCGTCGCCTGTTGGTTGAAGGCGCGGCCGAGTTCGTACTTAAGATTGCGAAGAGCCTCGTCGTCTAGTTGAACGATGCTATCGCGAGGGGAATTATCACCTTGACTGAACAGGCCAGACATGCCATATTGGTGGTCAAGGAGATTAGCCATGACCACAGTGGACCTGACGAACCCGATTTTCACTGACGCGGAAGCGGCTCGGAAACATTTCGAGGCGATCCGTTGGCCCGATGGCCCTTACTGCCCGTACTGCGGTCAGATGGACAGCGCGAAGCTCTTGGGCGGAAAATCGATGGGGCCGGGCTGGTACCACTGCAAGGACTGCCGACGTAAGTTTACGGCCCAGGTCGGCACGATTTACGAGCGCTCGCATATCCCGATGACGAAATGGCTCCTCGCAACGCATCTTATGTGCGCCAGCAAGAAGGGTATTTCTGCGCACCAGCTGCATCGGATGCTTGGCCTTCCGTACAAGACGGCGTGGTTCATGGCGCACCGCATTCGTGAGGGTATGCGCGAGTTGAACCCGGCGCCGGGATCGATGGGCGGTAACGGCAAGACTGTCGAGGCTGATGAGGCATTCATTGGTGGTAAAGAGAAGAACCGCCACCGCAGCCAGCGGGCCAAGCATCGCCTTGGCGGTAGCTGGGGAAAAGAGACGGTGTTCTCCCTGGTGGAGCGGAAGGGCCGCGTCCGTTCCATCCATACCCCAAGCGTGACCGCTGCCACATTGCGGCCGATCCTTGTTGAGCTTTTGGAAGGTCGGACCAAACTGATGACTGACGACGCTGGTCAGTACCGTTTCATGTACCGCGATTTTCAGCATGAGATCGTCAATCACGGTGCTGGCGAATATGTGCGCGGGGAAGCTCACACCAACACGGTTGAAAGCTATTTCGCGGTGTTGAAGCGCGGGATCATCGGCACCTATCACCACGTCAGCGCTCAGCACTTGAAGCGGTATCTTGCCGAGTTCGATTTCCGGTACAACGAACGTGCGGCGCTCAACGTCACCGACGCGGCGCGGGCGAGCAAGGCGGTCAAGGGTGCGGTCGGCAAGCGAATGACCTATCAAAGCACTAATGGCCGACAGATCGAAGCCCACGCCTAGGCGTCCTTATCGTCGTCGGCTGGCCTCGGAACCGCCCGATCCGAACCAGTTGGTTTTTTCTTTCCTTGCCGACGAGTCGGAGACTTAACGCGCGGTTGCGGCGGGGTGTTCGCCATTCGGCGAACCACCTCGTCGCGACGGCGGGCGGTTTCTTCCTCGCTGTATTGGTCTTTATCAGTTGGCATATGTGCTATTGCAGAACGGGTGTTGAAGTTGTGCGTTTTCGAGTACGGCAGTTCCGCCGTCGCGACGATGTACCTTGTGTCCGAATTGGGCTGTTGGACCATGCAGGATTCCGCCGCAGCTTGGACACTTCAGTGCCTGCGGGAGGGCGGCGTGTAGGTACGCCGCGCCTTTTACAGACCGTCCAAACTTCTTTCCTTTGCCGCCAAGCGGAGTCTCATCAACCGCTTCGTTTGCCAAGAATGCGAACTCTGGTTCGGCAGCCAGTAGGGAACGAATTTCGTTGGCTGTCCTTCCAAGACCGGCTTCCTTGATAATGCGCTTATAGAGGGCAATCAGTCTAGGGCGGCTACGACTTCCACTGCCGAGCTTGCGTATCGCCTCAGTGGTGCGCCGGTTGGTCAGCAAGAACGTTTCGAGTGTTTCACGGATATCCGTGAACTTTATGAACTTGTTCGTGTCCCAACCCTTGAAGAGAATGATGATTGAAAGTAGCGAATTTGGCTGGAAGCCGCCGCTGATATTGTAGAAGTAGAGCGCCGGGTGAAGCGCCAAAGAGGACGGGTTCTGCGCGCAGATACGCCAGAGGGTCGCTCGCACGTTGGTCAAGTAACGGATGGTTAGTTTGCCGTCGGTATCCGGTTCGTAGCCAAGGTCTTTGTCGATCCGCTTGTGACTTGAGTCGAGAATGGGCAGGTCGTTGATGAGGTTCACGAGATCAAACAGGAAAGGCAGAACAGCGGCGCCGTATCCGAAGCCAGCCAAAGGCAGGTCTAGGGTGCGCAAGGGCAAATCAAATTCCGGTTTGAAAAGCAGCGAGTGAATCTCGGCGCCTAGAGTTTCAATCTGAGCCTGCGTCCCCGTGTCGAATGCACGCCAGTAAGGATTGCCTGTCCCGCCCCGCAAAATTGCCCGAGTTGCTATTGCGGTAGCCGTATCTTGAGCCTTGAGAATACGGCTTTCCGTGGCATTTATTGGGGTTCCGCCCTGATTGATCCGAAAGAAGGAATCACGGGCCCTCTTGGGATCGGCGTTCCGTATCCACTGAGCCTGGATTTCATGAAATCCTAGAAGCGTGGCGCGTTCTGCTATTTCCGGTGTTGCTGGGTTGTCCGCCTTATGGTCGCGATATGTGCCGATAACAGCGTTCTTCAATATCTCGCGAACGCGATCAGCGGCAGTCTTCTGTGCCTTCGGAATTTGACCGTGAAAGTAGCCACGGGACAAATCGCCGTCGCCATAATCGTCATGCACCCACGCGATCAGCGCACTCAATCGGTGCGCACCGTCAATCACAAACACCTGCGGGCCGGCTTCCCACAGAACGATTGCCGGGACCAAGTCCTTCTTGAGGTAAGTGATGATGAGTTGGGCCACCTGCTCTGGCGACCATTCTGCTGTTTCTCTCTGAAAGTCGGGCTTTCTCAAAAGTTTGTAAGTTAGCGTCCCCGGCTCCAGCGACGTGAGGGTCAGTCCCTTAACGTTGTCAGAATTGATTCCGGTGGAAAGATCGGCTCGCGGTATGAGCGCGTCCAAGTTCACAACGTTCGTTTTGGCCGCCGCCACTTCTGAGGCTCCCCAGTCGTTAGGCTCTAATATGCTAGTATGGCTACGCCGAATATCATGTTCAGTCAAGGTGATTATCCCCATCGCGAGCGGCACGGCGGGCGGCTCGGCGGCGTTCTTTTGGGACTCGGGGCATGTTCACTCCGTCGTCAGCGCTCGAATCCGGACCGCGATGCGCTCGCAATCATTAGCGGCGGCG